TCGCCCTCCCCCCTCCCCCCCCCCCCCCCCCCCCAATATCGCACACTTCCCAGGGGTTGTCAAGCGCGTATCACTTTTGGGCCGTCCCTATTGCCTCAAATGGGTGTCCGGGGGTTTGAGCCGCGAAATCCCCTTTGTCAAGCATTTTCCGTGCCATAACCCGCCCTACTTCACTTGGGACTAGTCTGCTCACTGGTAAAATAGTTTGAACTATTTCACTCCGGGGAGTTGACACTAGCTCTAGCTGTGCCATTGTATAGCTACGGTGACGGCGCGGCAATGAAGCAACGCCCGATGCCGGTAGAACACAGAACAACATATGAGTAATGAAGCAAAACCAGTAGTCGCGCCAGTAGTGGCGGACGTTCCCGCATACAATACCCGTGGTGATCGCAACGGTATCGCCTTTGACCTTGGCAAGCGTGAGACAGAACGCGCTAAGAAGGGCGAAGATACGGTAACGTATTGGGGGTTTGACATTGGGCAGTATCTCAATGCCAGTGTCCCTGGCGAACGTCCCCTGCCACAACTTGCGGCCAATGCCACTGACGCGCAGAAGAAAGCACATGCGGAGATTATTGCGGCGAACATTCAGTCACGCCGTGAGTATGCAATCGCGCAGCTTGATACGCTGTTAGGGAGTGACAGTGACGGCAAGTGTATCCTCTTAGATATGGTTGAATCTAAGATGAACGGCTCACTACTTGCCGCACAAAAAGACAAGGGCAAGGACAACTATGACATGACTACCAAGCTGCAACGCGCATTCGCTTGGTTCAATAACCTTAGCGTTGCCCGGGCTGTCCAAAAATCCCCGATGGACATTGCCAAGGACGAAATGGTAACGGCGATTCAGGACTCCGCAAAAGCGTTAGCGGCTGGCACCATTGATGCCGCTGCGAATGCTCTTGCGGTGCAATCGGCCATTGCGAGCTATCAGAAGCGCGTCGCAGAACTGTCCGCTGCAATGACGGCGCAAGCACTCGCCGATGCCGGTATCACGCTGTAAGCCTCACTAACAGCCACTACAAATAGCCCCTTGGTTCACAGCCAAGGGGTTTTTTGTCACTACTCCCAATCGCTTCCGGCGTTGTCAGGTTACCTACTTCCCCATGCTTGCTAGTAATCCCTATGCGCTAGCTAGCAGACCCATACGTGAGCTAGTAGAAAGCTAGTGTTGCTTTGCGATAAATCGTAAATCCTTTTCAGCCAGCATATCCGCCAGTGTTGGCATTTACCCTTCAGGTTACCTATTTGCCCCATCCTGCTAGTCCTACTCCGATCACTCTCCTAGCGAGTCGCTATCTCCTGCTAGCTTGCTCAAAAACTAGGAGTAGTAAGTAGTGGCATCTGACTAAGATCATAATGGTAAGTGTTTAAGTTTAAAAAGACCCCCCACACCGTGTATATTAGAATATATAATTTATATACATTATAGTTGTTTACTGGCGTTTAACCCGTAAATTCTCGCAAACACTTCACGGGCACCCCTTAAACACTCCGCTCGTTCAATGGCGTTTATCGGAGACCTACAACGACACCCTTGCTACTCGACACCTAGTGCTAGCTAGCAATCCTTATCGTCTTTGTAGTGACACAAGCGCAACTAAAGACTAGCACTATTCCGACGTGTATAAATAAATACAGCTAACATCACACTCGCGTTTAATTGTTGCGCTTATCTTACGAGTTGACTAATGACATTTACTACTCATTACTAACAAGCATCACGCTGTTACTAATAACGTCGCTAGTTAGCGGCAGATAATTAAACGCCGTTTATCCCACCGTGCTAGTCATCACGCCAGTTACTACTCCACCGCTAGTTATTACCATAGCTAATCATGTGCTATTACTAGGGAGGGGTAGCCCCCAGAAACATTTTTGCTGGCCCGAACCATCATACTCTCTCGAAACGCTAATTTTCGAGTATTCGAGGTTCTTAATGATAGCAACTAGCTACTCGATACTATTACCCAGATGTTGGCATAAGAAATGCTCTGTTAGATAGTGATTTATGGATACTAGTTTGTGGAGCACATCTAATAATGGTAACGGATGGAGTATAACTTCACAGAGAATTGTGGCGGAGAGTGGTTATGGACGATTACAGAACATTAGCAGCGAAGCGGGACAGTCTAGTAAAGACGATGCAGCAAGCACAACAGTTGAAGAACAGGGTAGTCGAGAGAACGACGCGGTTGCAGTTGCAGCAAGTTAGGGACCAAATAAAGCAGGTGGTTAAGAACTATAATAACAGTAAAAGATAATAATAATATGAAAAAAGGACTTCAAGTTAGTTGGCAAGTTAAAGGAGCACCAATGCCGGGTTATGGTACAGTTATCTCCGATGAGGAGAATGGTTGTGTGTTGGTGGCAGTGGATACTCTCGATGGTAGTCCTAATCCGGGTTACCATATTGTGATTCACTGTACTGTGACATGGTTGACGCCAGTTAATACCAGCACGAACTAGTATGGACCTTACTAATCCGAAAACGATTTTGTGCATCATCGCGGTAATACTCGCAGTGGTAGGCATCGTGAAACCGCAGTGGCCATGTGTGGCGGTAGCTGTGTTGCTAGTGGCGATAGCGACGTTGATTAAGTCGTAGTAGTATGGGCTTCGACAGCAGACAGATACTAGAGCTAGGCAAGCAAGGGTTAAATGCCGAGGAGATAGCTGCCGCTTTGGGGTATGATGTAGAGCTAGTCACTACTGTCTTGACGAAGGGGGCGGAAGTTCCGGCCCTAGCTGATACTACTCTCGAAAAGCCTAAAGCTAGAGGGATGATGTTTGATGATAGTATGGAGCAACTCGCAGTTGCGACGGTGAAGGATATTCTATTAGATACAGAAGTGAAAGCACAAACACGTCTTAATGCGGCTCGAACTGTCATCGAGGAACGCAAGGGCCTACTAGAACCCAAAGTCGCTACTAACGTCACTTTCAATATCATGGACTTTAACGAACGGTTGCAGCAGATGCGCCGACGGCGGGAGGAATTGGAGAGGGTGATAGATGTGCAGGGAGATACTAAATTGGTAGCTGCATGAACACAAGAACATTCATCAAATCACTGCTAGTCGGCGCTATCGCACCTTCGGTATTTTTGCCGAAAGCTAGTGACTCGTTTAAGTGGAAACGCACGGCTAGTGGAATCTATGTTGTTAGTGACGTTGACAAATTTCAAAGACTTCCTTATTACTTAACCAAGGTTGAATTAGAGCATTTTCCCAGCTGGAATAGTTTTGAAATGTTGTATGGAACCAATATCTGGAAACCAGATATGGGTGATACTAAAAGAGCAATTACTATTCGCTCCGATTTTTACGCTTCTGGATTCTAGTTGTGGACTCCAACACCTCCATCGTCCCCTTCGATTTCAAAGACCCGATAGATATGCTACTAGCGATAGATGATATGCTACTTCGAGGCTCCGCGAATGGTGGCATTGACCTCTATAAGTGGCAAATGGAAGTAATGAAAGACTTCGCACAGGAGAGTAGCGACCGAGAGCCATTCCTAGCAGTAGCTCGAACCTGTAATGGTGCCGGTAAGGACCATATGCTAATTGCGCCCTGTGCTACATGGTTGTGCTGTCACTATGCCTACGCACAAGTTGTGATAACGTCGAAGTCCGGCCCACAGCTAGACAAGCAGACGAACACCCGCATACAACAGATATGCGAAGCATTTAATGCTAAGTGCGGCGAAGAGATATGGAAGATCAACTACCGGCACTATGAGAACCTTCGCACTCGCTCTACTATTGAAATGTTTGTTACAGATGAGGCTGGACGCGCCGAAGGATGGCACCCTAAAGTTCCGGGAGGCAAGCAGGCGATATTTACTAGCGAAGCGAAGTCCATCGAAGAAGAGATATTCCAAGCCCTCGCTAGATGCACCGGAACTACTCACCGACTCGACTGTTCTACACCGGGGTTACCTATGGGGCATTTCTTTAACAGATGCACTAGTGGCAACTGGCGCAAGTACCATGTGACGGCGTTCGACTGTCCCCATATCTCACCGGCGGAGATAGCTAGCGTTGCAGAGATGTATGGTGAAGGCTCTCCGACGTATAAGTCCATGATCCTCGCAGAGTTCTCCACTACCGACGACTTAGTAGTAATTCCGTATTTTCGTGTAGTAGCAGCGATGTCGGGGAACGGGAAGATTCCGCATACTCGGGAAGTGCATAACACCGGCGGTCTAGACCTATCGGCGGGTGGAGACGAGACTGTGCTAGCGGTTAGGAATGGTAACAAACTACTCTCTATATATGGATGGCGATATGATGATACCAGTAGAACAGTCGAACATGTCGAAAAACTGCTCAAGGAGAATGGGTTACAAGACCCTAAAACTACAATCTGGGCTGACGCCGGAGGACTTGGGAAACCAATCATTGATAATCTACGTTCGAGAGGATGGTACAATATCAAGTATGTTGTTAATCAAGGCTCCCCCAACGACAAGCGAGTCTATCTCAACCGTGGAACAGAAATGTACTTCACCCTCAACCGATGGCTAGAAAATGGCGAGATCATACTACTCCCAGATGAACGATTACGACGACAACTATCCACTCGTTACTATGTTGCGACCGATAACAGGTATCGTCTTGAATCAAAGCTACAAGCGAGGGCCAAAGGGCATCCGTCCCCGGACAGAGCTGATGCCGTTGTATTGGCATTCTCGAACTACCGAACTCAATTTCGAGATGGCGTACCAGATGATCGGCTCCCGCTACCACCACGAGTTATACAGTCACCTCCTACGGGGGGAGACTTCACTCTGAAAGGTCATGCACAGGGAGGGGATGATGTGCAACGATACCTCGATCAGAAGTATGGTTCATGGTCAGCGAACGGCAAAGATGATAGCTATTTGAGGGAGCAGATTGCGGAGTTGAATGCGAAGAGGAAAGCAGTAACCACTAATGAAAATAACTGACACTATTCCAGCGGCGACCGAAGGGAGTAGAGATACAAGCGGCTATGCAGTTGAGAGCACTCTTTTCTTAGCACGTAGAGTTCTTGACGATCATGCGTTAGTGTTCAAGCAGTTCTATGAAGAGAGCTTGAAAGAGCAGGGTGGACAAATGAGCGAGCTATCACGTAGGTATGCAGCGCAATATAACAGCTTAGTAGATTTACGCAAGAAACTAAATCAAGAGACTGCATCGCAGATGGTAAGATGGGATGGACCAGAAGCAACACAGAAAATTTACTTTAGTACAACAACAAACAACTGATTACTATTATGATGGACAAAGTTAACACAGATGGCGCAGATGGTCAGGGTGATGCGGTAGCTAGTGGCGCGCTAGATAGTGGTGCAGAAGAACGTGGTGAACCCTCCTCCGAGGGAGTAGTAATCTCCGAGCAGTTCCAAAAAGCATTGTATGAATTGTTGGAAGATGCGAGTATGGAAGAGCTACAATTCGCATCAAACTGTGCGAACGAAAAGCGATATGAGCTAGAGCAAGCGAAGAGGGAAGAGGAAGCGCCAGAACTCTCCACTGAGGGGATGCCCTCTGACTAGTATGTCTAAAGACCTTAAAGAGCGTATAGTGGCAGTTTTGATAGGTGTTGGCGCTGGTATAGTAGTCGGCACAATCATTTTAGTCATCATCCATTTCTACAATCAACCTCTATGAGCGCCACTACCGACAATCAACCCGCCTCTTCTGACACCTACAAAGTCCCCAACCTCCTAGTATTCGACGAGGCAAAGGACATGATTAAGAAGCTCGTCTCTGTCATGGAGGAGCAAGATAAGGTATTGAAGACGAATCGGAACTTACGGTATGCGGAGATAGATATAGAAGCAGAACGCAAAGCGGGCAGGATAGCGCCAGATGAACTCTACGTTCCTCAGCATGTCATTGATGCTAATATCCGGCGCGAACAGTCCGTCTATGTCGGTTATCTTACCGCTCCTCCACGCTCTTTAGTGCTATCAAACATTCAGAATCCATCCACAGTTACCGAGCCGATTGAGCGTGATATAACGAACCGCATTCGCTACGATGGCTGGCAAATGCCACTCTATCGAGCCGTCGACTCCATGCAACAGAACGGCTACGGAGTAGTAGAAATCGTCCAAGACCAGTCGAAGCCGGGCCACTTAGTAATACAAGATGTAGCTTATGACGACTTCGGCTACTGTCTCGACTCGAAGGATATTCAGAGTGCGGAGATGATAACGCGGCAATATCACTTCACTAAGACGCAGTTGATAGCGTTGACGAAGATCAAAGACCCTACGAAGAGGTTCGACATAGAACAAGTAGAACGTATCGTCACTGCGAAGGACCGCGAAGCAGAGGACTACAAGGAGACTTCGCTGTTCAAAGTAGAGAAAGTAATGTTCCGCAAGAAGGGAGTAGTGCAAGTGGGGTGGTCTTGTCAGTTGAAGTGTGATGATTGGTTACGAGCACCACGGCCATTATATATCGGGCGTCAGCGTCGCTCTCCAATCGGCTTCTGGATGAAGGATTTTGAGACAGATTACCCCTTCTTTATCCTTCCCTATACTATCACTGAGAACACCACCATCCGGCAATTCCGAGGACGGGCGTATTTCGATCAAGATGTGCAGGAAGCTATCTCCTCGCTCATGTCGTCCGTGGTGACTGGCTACCGACGTTCCACCTACTTCATGTTCTCCAAAGATATTGACAATGACCCCAATGGAGATGTGGCGACACAGACGGTAGTAGTAGGCAACGGCAAAGTGGTGAACAGTAAGGTAAGGCAGTTCATGCTAGCGGCGCCGGATGCCACCTCTCTATCCGCGATACAAGCCCTCACTTCTGCTAATCTCCAAGAACAATCCCAGATCAACTATGCTGCAAACAACCGTCAAGACTCTCGTAAAACTGCAACTGAGATACAGGCTGCACAGCAGAACTCACAACAACTATCCACTATTCAGTTGGCGTTGTTTTCCACTAGCATCAAAGCTATCTATTCGACATTCTTCGAGGTGTGTCGTAGTAGAGTGCTAGCTCAGTTGATACTAGACTTACCGCCGCAGCTTGTGGAGTTGTATGGCGCTACATACTCGATTCGACCGGCGGGTGACTCCGATGTAGTCGAACGTCAACAGAAGATTCAACAGATGCAACAAGCATGGCCAGTGATGGAACATACTCCGGCAGCGCAGATGTTCCTCTCGAAGTTATTGATGCTATTGTTCCCCGAAGATGCTCCGCAGTACTTGACGGCATTCCAAGTAGATCAGACGAAGGATAAAGCGTTACAATCCTGTCTCCAAGTACTAGGCGCGTTAGTCCAAGACCCCAACGCCTTATCTCCCCAAGAGCGTCAGAATGTGCCGCAGATACTAGGACTGATACAGAATATTATCCAGATACTCCATCCTCAGCAGCAACCGGGCCAAGGCAAGGGCCAACAACAAGGTAGTGGTAAAGGTATCGGTGGCCAACCTGCTATCGGCGCTAACTCCCCCATGCAACCCCAAGGTGGTAATCGTCCACAGATGCCTCAAGGTGGTAGTGGAGGCGGTCCTAGTCCTAGCATGGGTCAATTACTCTCTACTCGGCTTCTCCAGATGGCGAGGCCAGCACAGCAACTACAACAGCAGAATCCATAGTACTATTATGTTAACACTCCAAGACCGTATCCGAATGTTTCGAGGCACTAAACGCTTCGACTCCTTACACGAAGTTCCAGCTGATCTCGTTCATGCTCAAGATGTGCGTGATGATACTCATCCAGTGCCAGAAACACCAGCGCCGCTTACTGAGTCAGCGGAAGTAACGCCGAAGAAGAGTAAGGCGAAGACGAGACATAACTAATATGAATCCATCTCAAACTACACAGCTTCCTGATGGTTCTGCTTTCTTTACAGCAGAGATAATGTCAAAGGATGAAGCATTAGCACTTCCGATCAACAAGCGTCCCATTTGTTATCGTGTTTCATCTGAACTTTACCATGATGTCTTTCAAGCTGTAGGTTCTGCATCTATGTGCTGGAAGCCAGATACAGGAAGTGCTGTATTTCAAAGTGAGCAGGCTTCCGATATTGCAATTAAACTGTTGTTTAAGATAGCAAATGAAAAAGAGAAAGCAGTAGAAGAAGCTTTGAGCTTAAAGAAGTGAAACAGCTACCACCACAACTAGCTACTCCTGAGAACATTGAACTCGTAGCTCTCCACGAAAAGTGGCTCCAATCACCAGTAGCAGCGAAGGTGCGACAATTACTAGACCACTGGGTTACTAACTACACTAACTTTGCTGCTACTGGTTCAGTTACTTCTGAAATATCAGCCGAATCTGTTCGCATACGCGCGGCACAACTTCACACACTCCTAAAACTCCGAGACACACTATATGACACTGAACGCTTCATCACAGAGATTGCTAGACCCCACACCAGTTGAGGGCGGGAATGGTGGCACTACCACTACTACGGAGCCTCCGGCTTCTGCTACCACACTCACTCCTGACCAACAGAAGATAGCCTCGGCAGTTGAGAAGGTAGCAGCAGCGGAGCCATCACCAGCGCCACGAACTAGCACTACGCCTAAGATCACCAAGCCACTAGTACCCACAGGTGTTCCAGACGATGTGTTGAAGATCAACTTTGGGATGGATGATAATGATGTTTTGTCCACACTTGAACAGGAGCAAGAGGTTCCAGTTAAGAAGGAGGGTGAGAAGAAAGTAGAGCCGAAGGTTGAGGCTAAAGTCGAGCCAAAGAAAGATGAAAAAGCTCCCACCGAAGATGGTATCATTCGGCCCAAAGCCGCGCAACAGCGCCAACAGCAACAGCAACAGCAACCCGACTCGCGTGACTATAACGGATTCGATGCTGAGACAGTTGCCGCGTTGAAGAGGATGCCGAACGAGTCGTATAACGTAGTGCATAAGCAGTTGCGAGAGTTCGAGCAGTTGAAACAACAGAAGGTGGGTAGTTACTTGCAGCATCCACAAGCTTATACTTTGAGTCCCGAGTATGCTCAAGCGTCGGCAATGGTAGGACAAGCTGAATACGAGATACAGCATTACGAACAGCAATTACTAAATATCCGCGCCGGTAAAGACTGGACTGTCCTCACTGGCTTCGATCAGAAGACTGGTCAACCAATAGTATCTCCGGCGCAGAAAGCTAGTGACGAGTCGGATATACGAGTAGCGAACACCCTCTCTCAACTCTCGCAACAAGCCGAACAGTTCCGGCGTCAACGCTCTGATATAACCGCGAACTTCCAGAAGCGTATTGAAGCCGAGAACCAGATGATTAACCAAGTCAGGGCGCAACGGTTCGGATGGGTAGCTGACCCCAAAACTCTTGATGATACTGTCGAGGTTGTGATTAAGGGTACTCCTACTCCCATTCCTATCAAGCAGGTCATCGCTGACTTTAAGAACTTATTCCCTCCTCACCATCACGCATCACCTATCCTCGATGTTGCTGCTGATATGTTCGTAGCTATGCAGATCAAAGAACAGGAGAACCGCGAACTACGAAGTAAGACCGAGACTCAATCGCGGTTGCGAGAAGACTCGGACGCTGCTGAGATTAACGTCGAGACTGCTAGTAACGGAGCACCTAATAAGGGTGAGACTGTGTTTGATATGGCAGGGTTGGAGGACTAGCATTGCTAGTAACTCAGTCTTGGCACGAATCTTGCTAATACCCAAGTAGTTCGGCGCTCGACGCCATTGCTTCTAGTCGTAGTAAGGGCATACTACATTGCTTCTGAAGTAGAAGGGCATCTACAGCGATAACAGGCTGTCTGTTATACTGTCAGATAACTTTTTACAACAGGACAATTAAATGCCAAATTACTATGAGCAGCCTGCTTCCTTCGCTAATGCGATTGTGGAAGATAAGGACCGCTTCCAGAAACTTCCCTTCTATCTCGTCAAAAACGAACTCGAAGTGTTCCCACGCTGGAATATCTTCGATCAACTCTATGGTAACATCTCATGGGAACCCAACATGGGTAACACCATGCGAGCAGTTACGCCGCAGAAAAGCCCAGTAGCTAACTCATTCGCGTTCCCTAACAATATCGACGTTCTCCCTAATAAGAACGTCTATCAGGTTACGGAGTCGAGCGAAGACGCGAGAGTAAAGGCGCAGCGGTTCGAGTCACAGCAATTCTCGTTTGTTCCCTACTTCACGTCGTTCTGGCGCGATCACTTACAGTTTGCGAACCGTGATATTGCGACGCAGATTCAGAACTATAACAATCAGTTCATACGAACGAATATGCTGGCGAAGAGCAACTATGCTTATATCGCCGGTAAGGGACTCATCGGGCAAGCTCCTACTGCGGACCTTGGCACTGTTACTACGGATGCGAATGGTAACACGTTGACAGCAGCCGCAAACTCTAAGACCTCCGCATGGTTCGCTGCACAAGCCGCACTCATTAAGAACAATCTCTCGCTCCGGGATGTGTATAACGCGATGCTCAGCCATACGGAAGACCTCGCTGCTCCACCGTTCGATGGCGTGAAGAATATGCCTACTGACAATGAAGGACTGAAAGGGAAGTATGTCATTGTTGGTAGCACAGAAGCGTGGGCAGCATTTCCCTACGACCCTGATACTAATCTCCTCAAGAGCTTGGAACAGAATATCCTGTTCAAAGACTTCACTGGGCTGTTGTTCGGCAAGGTGACGTGGAAGTTTGACCGCTATCCTCTGCGGTTCGATGCTACTGGCGCATTCATTGCTCCCGAAGCGTATGATGACACGGTGAAGAAGTGCATTCCTAATCCGAACTACACTTCGTTGCTCACTGCACCCTACGAAATCGCATGGATGCTCGGACAAGACGCCTGCAAGACGATCAAAGTCGGACCTCCACCGAAAGAGTTCGCTGCTACTAGCATGGCTGCGAAGAAGTTCTACTCTCTCAAGTGGAATGGTGAGATTCAGCTTACCGATCAAGTGTTGATTACCTACGCGGATGGCACTACTGACCTCAACACCTACGGCACTCAGTTGAAGTTCATCTCGCAATGCACTCACGGCTACCTTACTGGTGAGCCTCGCTATGCGTTCCCCATTCTGTTCAAGCGCGCTCGTCCGGCGTTGGCAGTCTAACCACTAACGATAACCTTTTATACAAAGAAAGATATAAGACAATGAAAAAACTTATCGCTATTATCGCACTCCTTGGAGCGTCACTTGCATCCTATGGAGCTTCCACCACCATCAACACTCCCGCAGGTGTTACTCCTACCATCTTGGTGAGTAACTCTTGTAGGAGTGTCCAGTTCATCATCTCAAACACGAACTTGATCGCTAATGCGTATCATACGTTCTTCGATGCACCGGCAGTTACGACAACAACTACACCAGCAACAGCAGGTGCGGCGATTACCAATGTGCTCGCTAGCTATACCTATGTGTCGTTGACGTTCTCGCACATTACGAACGTATACACTTACTACACTGGCGTAGCTCAAACTACGAACGTGCAGTATGATGCATGGACTCACACGACTAATACCGTGGCACAGACAACAAATGGTTATCCGGCGTTGTTAACCCTAGTAGTGCCTACCAACTCCACACTGACGATTGACTTCAATCAGCGTTGGATTAACGGCATTCTCAATACTAACTCTGGGGCAGGTAGTGTAACTACCGTCTTCACCCAGTAAGGAGGGGCTTGGTTTGGGGGCACTCACTGACACCTTGTAGTTGGTGAGTGCCTTTTCTCCTTTAAGTGAATGATTAGAAGAAAGGAACGATAATAGTAATATGATAAATGTTGCACTAGCAGTTGAGGGTCTAAGCCCAACAGCGCCGAATATAGTAGCGGGGAATGCAGGGCAGACGAAGGATGTGCTCACAGATAGGACTGGCGATGACCGCACAGACAAGCAACTCGCGTATAGGTTTATCCAGAACCTTGATGCTAATAATGACCTCTACTACGCGATGGGTACAGACTGCACTACCAATCAAAACAACTATCATGGTATTATACCTCCGAAGACTCAGTTGAGTGTGCCGACGAAACAACGAGTGTCGTGTTTTGCACCGGGAGCATGGACAGCGGCGGTCCTAGAGTTGCATCGAGTGAGATAGTATGAAACGATTTTTCTTGTTTCCATTATTAGTAACACTATCCACTAGTGCTCAGTTAGGACCAACGCCGATTATTAGTGGAGGCAACACTGCTCCAAAAGTTCTTGCTAGAGGCATAGTGTATCGCAACGGTTCTGCTATCAATAACTTCGAGTCTGCTTTTAGTGGTTCTAGCGTTGGAGATTCATTTATTCTTGGGCCGGGAGTCTTCTGCATGACTAATCAAATAGTTATGAAGAACAACCAAAGTATCATAGGATATGACCCTATTCAGACAGCAGTGATATTTGCTGGTGGGCAGTATTCGTCGAACAATAATGGACTTTGGACTGGTATTGAGTTAGCCACTAATGTGTATCTAGCTAACTTTAGTATTTATGCCACTAATTGGCAAGCAAACTTTTTCGCTGCTTGTATTGGTGGTAGCACAGGCGGGAAGGGTTTTAGCAATGCAGTTGTTCAGAATGTGTGGATGTATGGAGATACTGATAACTTTTATGTGGATAACACATTCCATGCTGATGGAACGTTAAATAACTGTCGGTTCTATTCGCAGTGGGACACATTAGCAGTCAATACGAGTGGACACCCCGGAAGTATTATTCGGGTTAATAATAGCACGTTCAATAATCTTGGTCCTAGTGTAAGTAGCCCATCGTCACCTGCTGTTTGCCTTAGAAATAGTAATGCGCGAACTGCCTTAATTTTGAATAACTGTGACTTTACTTCTAGTCAGTATATAGGTAGTGGGGGTAATATGCGCTTAATGCACTGTAGAATAAACACTACGAATCAACTTGCTTTCTATAACAATATAACTCTGTTGCCATTATACTTTGAAGACGTTAACATTATACCTCTACAGATAGACGCTTCTGCTAATAACAATATGTCTAGTTATGTGCAGATAAATAACTCGTCTAGTAACTTCGTTGCTCAATCACTAGGAGGAATAGGAACGCCGTCTTACGGTTGGAATATCGAAGACACAAATAGATTTCCACAGGTAGGACTAGGACAGATTTACTTTGATAACACTACAAAGGGACTACGTATTTTTAATGGTATAGAATGGCAAGCCTTGACTCCTGCTATGGATACTAATAAAGCTGTATTGAGCGGACGTGGAGATGCTTATGATGGAGTGTATAAACAGGATAGCTACGTGGTTGATGCTTTGCCGGGTGTATCGTGGACTAATCGAGATGGTGTTTTCTTTATGTTCACAACGAATGCGAACGCAGATGGTGTAGTTGGTATTAGTGCTACTAAAAGCATGATTAGTGGGGCTGAGATAGATTTAGGAGGTGTGAATATAGATAACACACATTACGCCCTTGCACCAAAAGGCTCATGGGCAAATACACCTACTACACTTACTTTTGCAGATAAGACTACTTTAAGTAATGCAGTATTAGTAATAGGAACAGCTTATACTAATCAGACAGGAAAAGTGCAAACAATTTGTGGGCTGAACGGGACGGCGACAGTTGCCGCAGTTAGTGGAAAATGCACAATACAGTTAGAATTATCTGACTGCTTCACAAATGAAGTCTTTTCTATGCCAACCACAGCGAGTAGTATTACTGGAACTTACACGAATGCGTTACCAACTATTATGGTGCCATCAGGCAGTAGATATTTATTTAAGAACACTAGCACTGGCACAGGAAACTCCACAGCACTCGCAAATGGTCAACGTCTCTAATCACTAGAATGTCCAACTCTCTCACCACCATCCCCGGCACTAACATTGACGTTGGGCACTTAACTACATTCCTAGAGAGTCTCTATGGAATGCCGAAGGTAGGGCTAGTCCTGATATTTTGCACTGCATTCTGTTTGTGGTTGCACTTCTTCATCAAGAAGATGCCATTCATACCCAACTACGTCATTCCTATCGCAGTTCCATGTATAGTGCCATTCATCGGCGCTATCCTACTCATCGCTTGCCAAGACTTTCAGGATAGCAAGATTAAGACATTTGGCTCATTCATCTTCATCAATGGGATGATCGGCTTCGTATCTGGGACAGTTTCAACGATGGTATATTACTTTGCGTTGCTGCCTGCCATCCGCAAGTTCCGTCCTCGCACGAATGGAGGACTAGATGATACGACAACATTTACAGCTAAGAGTAATTAGATGACTTTATCGCTAGCTATGTTGTGTGGCGCAGTAGTCAGTGGCAATTTGCATGACGAGATTGGCACATATACGTCTCCTATTGTGCCGGTGTTTAATTCGCTGCCGACACCATTGATGACTAATGTGGTAGCTGTACTAGACGTGAATCGCAAAGCTAGTGCGGCGAACGGATTGTTTGCATCCTTTTGTGTGGGTGGACTCTATAGGGTGGATTTCGGTGACGTAAAGAGTGAGTTAATAATGGTGCCACTACACGACACGAACACTTACCAGTATGTCGCAATGCGCGACAATGCGACGAATGTGACACTAGCAGCAGCGTGGTTGAATGGAGTGATGCAGACGAATATCTCATATGTGGAGGTGACTAATTCGCCGTGGGCTGACACGAACCTCACCACTATGATGAGCAACTCGCTATACTTGTCTATAGTCGCAGCAACGAATGGCTTTGTAAGTGCTTCTCAGACTAACATCTCATATACTGTGGTGACTAATGCGCCGTGGTTACAGACTAACGGTAACGGTAGTGCATTGACAGGCTTCACTAGTAATCAGTTGCCGGGAATTAGTGCAACGGGGATTGTTAGTGGGACATTGCAGGGGACATTGATACCAACAAGTGTGACGAATGGAGCAGCGTGGCTAAGTGCTAATCAAACTTTTAGTGGTGTCAATACTTATTTAACTAGCAATCTATTCAATCAGTCCGTCATGGTGAGTAATTCAACCAGTGCAGCAGGTGTTCAGCTAAACACGAATGGAACAATTAAGGCTACTGGAGCAATAACTACGGGGAGTACTATCTCAAGTGGTGGAGCAATAAAAGCAACTGCGGGAGAGGTTATAGCAACCGCTTCAGGCTCAAGTGCTGGTGGTTCTAGTGGAGACTTAGAGGCTGTTAGGAGTGGAACGGCTGGCGCTTTGTGGCTCGGGAGTGATGGTAACTGTTATATTTTTAGAAGTAGTGGTGATATAAGTGTTCCTTCGACAATTACTACGTTCACTATGGGTTCGGTTGCGTCTTCTTTGAAATCAGTTGCGGTAACAGCGGCCAGCACTATTCAAACAAACAACGCGGGATTCAACTTCTTCCCTGCCAATCCCGGCAACTGGGTAACGGCGTTAAACACTCGGACTACGAATGGAGTGCGTCGTGCTACACTCGAAGTTGATATTTCATTCACTGATGCAGTTGGTGGAACACCAGTGGCACAAGTTGTGATTGAACATCAAGGCGTCATTACTAACACTTGGATTTCCTCAATGCCCGGTGGTATTTCATCCACGGTCACAAATCATTACTTCTATCGTTTGACGACCAATTCCGTTGTGAACATCACTGACATTTCTCGCGGGACAGGCGCAAGTGTTGGTATCTCTCAATCACAACTTACAAGCGAATGAAACGAAGAATCATAACTCTTCCTTGATAACAGTGAACCAATACAAACAAAAAGAAAGGCAATGATAGTAGTATGAAGAAAGTAATTATTAGTATCCTACTTGGTAGCACATTAGTAGTCGGTGCCCAAACCAATAACACCGGTGTCACTGGTTTTGTCACTCAAGTGACACAGTGGATTGCGTCATTCAACACTAACTACGATGTGGCAATCGCAGCTTGTAAAATGCGGTTGTGGACAGGGGTGGACTCTGTGCAGGGTGGAAACGAATCGTTGGTGAATGAAATCGGCGTCTCCTACGATGCACTCACGAAGAACAAGGTGCTATCTCTAGAGGCAGTCGAGAGGAATGGAGGTGTTGCTGGCACACTAATATCGGTGCAAGGAGGCGCTAGTCTCAACTTCCTCGTCCATGACTTTATGCTTTCACTCTATTGCGATGGTGGCAAGTATATGGATAATATCGTGAGTGATAAAGGCAAGAAGAATGAGATGTTTGGTGAGATAGGTATTCGTGGGTTCAAAGCGTTGGGGCCGAACACCTACACAGGAGTAGGATTAGGAACACAGTTTCCCACGTCGAGACAGTTGTATATGGCATATGTTGGTATTCGGCTCTAATACTACTCAACTCTTAACTCTATGATTCTCGGCATCCTCCCATTACTCGAAGTTGGCGACGTGGCATTGCCTTTCGTTGCTGGCTTAGTGGTGGGAGTGATGCTTCTCTCCGTAGAGTAGTATGGGTACACCTAATATCCAACAGCAGGGACCACCTACACTGAATAGGTGGTTGAATATCAATTCGGTGTTGAGGAATCAACGCGAGAGAGGCTCAGTGTTTGTGCCCACTGACCAGCTAGAGCTTGCTAGTCATAATCTGTCTGCTGTGTGGAATGGTACGTTTAGCGATAAAGTAATACAGTTTAACTTCGCAGTGACTAACAACATTTCACTATTGCGAAGTTCGTTCTTCAATACTGATGGCACTTTCAAACTACCTTTCGGAGATTTGATGCTTTGGAATGTGGCGCGACACAGCACTACTAAACCATACCGTCCTACATTTCCGTTAAATCCTGTGGGATACGCATCAGTTGATAGATTTAGATTGAATAACGCTACAGATTATACTATCAATTTAGATGGAGATTATACTGGTCAAACACTAGGTTCTAGTTTCTCGATAGAAGCATGGACTACTCCGAGTTCGGATTTCCAGCTATCTCCGTCAACAGCAGTAGAGATTCTGACTTCGATACTGTCTCCTACTGTTGACGTTAGGACTAACGGTGCTAACTTTAATATTGCAACACACACCTCTTCCTATCAGCACTTCGAGAATACTAGCTTTAGCCAAGCAGGAGTAGGATGGGATTTACCTATGGCCTTTCCGCAGTATATCATTGACTTCACACTCTAATAACCAAATAAAAATATGCCAGCCTCAGCACAAGATTTTATCGGTGGTTTTGACCCATCTGCCGCAGGGAGTATAACAGGACCGCAGTTACTCGCATTGATACAGTCGGGGACACCATATGGTGATAAGGGACTTATCGTAGTTACGGCTGATGATGGTTCTGGTAATCCTGATGTGCCTAACGCAGTAGCTACGACAAAATGGCAAGCATATGTGTGGGTGCGGCACTTAGCGTCATCGGCGGTTGCCTACCTGTGGAACCCCGCTGCCGCTAGTGATGCAACATTCCTCAAGTGGCAGCAAATCAACGTTACTGGTATTGCGGATTTCTCTATTACCAACCAGAAGATCGCTCCCGCAGCAGTAACAGACGACAAGATCACTAGTGTCTCATATGCGAAAGTGATAGGAGCGCCGACTGGACTACCACCTACTGGTAACGCTGGTGGTGACTTGACCGGCGTATATCCTAATCCGACAGTTGCAGCGAATGCTATCACTTCGACGAAGTTGAGTAGTGATGCGGCAGTTGATGCTAACCGAGCAGTCGGCGCTGACCACGTTAAGAATCAAGCGATTTCGCCACTACGCCATTTACTAGTAGGTGCCGCGTATCAGTATCCCCAGACGAACTCGGGGGCTACTAACTACGAGTTTGTATATCCTGCGGTGTTGCAGAACTTATACAAAGCAACCACTGCTGCCGATAGCACCAACGTCTCCATTCCAGCAGACGACACTATTCCACAAGTGACAGAGGGCAAGGAGTATATTTCTACCTCGATTACGATGAAGTCGGCGTCGTCGCTATTGCGAGTGCAGTTCTCAGGACGTGTATCGGATGGGACTAACACTACATCGGTTGTAGTCGCAGCGTTTGCCACCTATGCTGGCAGCACTAGCAACGCTATCCAAACAGCCTTCACTCATATTCCTACTGCTGGAACATCGCAGAACGTGATTATTGATATAGTAATTGCATCGCCGGGACTAGGAACAGTAGTGACAGTTGCGGTTAGGTTCGGCCCTGCTGGTGGTGGTTCGACTGCTTATATGAATCAACCTTCTACTGGGCACTTATATGGGGTGTCAGCGGGTAGTATTTTAACGGTTCAGGAAATGTTCGGAGTGCTCTCTTAATATGGCCGTCAAATACATCTTAGAGCAAGCTGGATTGAAGGTGGGACTCAATCCACAAGCGCCGGGAGATAGGGCAGTCCTACTCCGCTATTTGAATGAAGCTGCGTCGGAAGCATACGATCAAGCAGACGTAGATGATATGCTATTCGAGGGTTTGTTTCAGTGCAATGGCGACCAGCAAATAGCATTGCCGCCGGATGTTGGCCCTTTGCGTGCGATGCGCGAGTATTCGACGCATGTTACTTGGCGTTTGGAGCGTCAGCGTAACCGCTATAACCCCGTGAATTGGAAGAATAGGTGGCGTAATTGGCGCGAGAAGGGAACGTCGCCGATTATGTATCCTGTCGTCAATCAAAGCACCGTGACTATAACGGTGCCCACTATTGAGAATCCGCCGATAGCGATTAGTGTGACTGGACCAACACAAGCAGCGAATAGTATCTCCGAGACAATAATAATGGATGCGTCGAGTAAGAGCACTATCGCGGCCTTTATGAATATCACGGCGCTCAAGAAGGATAGGGTGAATACTCTCGATGTGACAGTGAAGGATGCTGATAGCACTGTTCTCGCGGTCATTCCTAACAACATGCTCCAGATGCGCTATCGCTTGCTCGACGTATCGCTATATCCGTGGACTTCTACTGCCCAAAGCGCGGTCGATCATTGGATGGAGGTCTTATATAAGCAAGCGTTGCCGTGGCTTTCTAATGATGAAGACGAGTATCCTGCGATTGGATACGATAACATACTAGTGAATAAGGTGCTCCAGCTGTGGGCCGAAGAGCAGGGTAAGGGTAGTGAAGCGATTGCGTATGATGCGAAGGCTACACGCAGTATGGCTCGTAAAAAGGAAGATCAGAATAGGGGAGTGCAAGACGAAGCTGTAATTGACGAGAATCCACATGATACTTTGTTGCCACGCAATCGTCCACTAGGACCGGCACGCTATTCAGGACAGGTCTGGTACTAGTATTTCACTCAATGAGCGAGTATAATCAAACATCATTCAAAGGTGGGATGAATCTCATCTATGATGATACGCGGATTGGTGAATCAGAATACCGCGAGGGTTTCAACATTCGCAATCGCTTCGACGTGCTAGACCAGATTCAAGGTGCAGCAGAGATTATTTCGCCACCCGGCCCTAAACAAGGGTTGTTTACGTTTGGAGACTACTTATTATTGTTCGTAGGTGGACTAGCCTTCTATCAATTCCGCGATACTCCGGGATGGCAAATAGTGCCGAACTTCAAAATGTCAGAGTCGGCACCGCGAGTATATGTCTGTGTTGTGCCAGTTAATACGACGAATTACGCGAGATTTGCAGTTCAACAGTCAGATGGTTCTGTGAATGCCGATGCTAAGATAAGTGTGCAACGCAATAACTCTAGCGCAGCATTCGGGAATGTATCGGGATTGGTTGTCCAGAATGGCATAGACCAACCGTGGTTCATATTTGTGAGCACAGTAGGGATAGTAGCGAAAGTAACACAGAAATATACAGAGTGGTTCTTTTCTGCTGAGGTTGACAAGCGCGAGTATGTGCCAGTCGGCACCTTCATGGAATGGTGGGAAGGGATGCTACTAGTGGTTGCGCCGGATTTTGAGAATATCTATCGTAGCGTTAGTGGACGCCCACTTGATTTCGTGATTGACGTAGATCAAAACGGTCAGAAGGCTGCGACTGAAAAGGGTGGTGGTGCAGATGTTACGTCGTATAGTGTGGGTATTGGCGGCATTACGTGTATCCGCGCTATGTCAGATGGTGGACTATTCGTCGCGTGTAGCAATGTGACGTGCTTTAAGGTAACGGTAGATAGGTCGAACAATGCGAGGACGATATTCGGTGAACCCACCTTCATCCGTCAATTCCTCTTTAATGCTGGCTGCATGAGTGATCGTACGATTGTAGATATTCTAGGAGACACTGCCTTCATAGACCTAGATGGATTACGGTCATTCAATGCAGTCCAGCAATACCAGAATGAGGGTAGAAACTCGGTGTTCTCATTGAAGTTAGCACCGATTTTCAAAGACATTACTCAGCTACCAGATACTACTGCTGCAATAGTCTTCGATAACTATGCGATGTTTGGAGTCAACACACACTATGGCTACGTGATTGTGGTATATGACACGTTGAATTCGTGCTTCTCGTCACTCGATAACATCACTCAAGGGCGAGCAGTACGGCAGTTTGCGAAGATTGACACCGATGTGAGGCGATTATATTGTATTACCGAGGATGACCGAGTACTACAGCTATATGCGCAGCGAGATGGCTTCGGCAACCCTGTATTCGCTACTAGCACCGTCCGTCTCCAGAGTATGTGTGCGAGTGTTATGTATCAGGACTCGACTGTAAAGATGCAGTGTCCTAAGACGGAAACACGGTTGACGGAGTTTCGAGCACTACTCTCGGGATATAGGGCACCTTCGACAGTATCAGCTAGTGTCTATGTGGACAACCGTTTCGCAATAGCGTTACCAGATAAGCATTTGGAGTCGCCGGTCTATAATGGTTCTACTCCCTATGGTGATATAGGCTCTAGTGTCTCGAATCTAATGTGGACGATAGCAGCTTCCGGTTGCAAACAGGGATGGAAGACGTTCGTAACTCTAGAGTGGACTGGTGGAGGAACTATTACGAATGTGTATGCGTTGTTGCAAGATATTACACCGAAGAACTCCCTCAATACACAAGCTAACCTATTGTCTCAACCCTCGGCATGAAAGTTGCTACAGCAGTAACAGTTCCGCGATTAGTGAAGTGGGTTCTAGAGAATCGGCGCGATAGAGCTTTTCACGGATGGACACTAGAGCAGATTGGCTGCAATATACTCTATGGTATAGAACATCGTTGTATGTTCTACTCGACTGATAGTGAGGGAATGCTGAATGGTATTGCAGTATCGAGCCGTGATGACTCGAAGCGAGAGATATACGTTCACGCAATGCTAACAACTCAGCCACGAGTAATGCGAGATTTTGTACTGGCTTTTGCTAAGCACTTCCCCGGCTACTCACTAGTTGCAACTCGTCACGATAGACCACACACTTTCAACCTAAAACGATTGATTCCAAAACTCTTAAAAGGAGCACAGCACTAATATGGGAGACTACGGCGGTTCAGCACCCAGCTACGGCGAGTATATGAATGCCCTCAGTAATTACTATACTGGGGACATTGGAAGCTATTCGCAGTCGGTCAACAATGCGTCGCAGCAGAACGATTTGAGTAACTTGGGTATCTCGAACCTACTCACGCAAGGATACTCGAATATAGGGTTGCAGAACCTTACTAACTATGCAATGCCCTACAATCAGATAGGACAGCAGATTGAGAATAGTAATGCACAAGCAGGTGCGAATACTAACCTCGCGCAGATTAGCGGTGCAGGTGGGCAAGTGTCTAGAGTGGCGAACCAGTTAGAGCAGCAGGTTAACCCAGAGTACTATCAAATACGCGGCGCAGCGGGTAATCAGGCGACCAATCTCGTCAATAGCATCAATCTGAATGGATTGAGTGGTGGTGAACAAGCAGCAGTGGAGCGTTCATTAGCACAGAGCAATTATGCTAGTGGGAACTTGGGACTAGATAATGCTACTAATGCCGTATCGAACGCAATGAACTTTGGTGACTACTTGAATACGAAGCGGACGGCACTTAGTAATGCGTTGAACACTGCCTCTACTACGATGAATGCGGTGAATAATACGTCGTGGAACCCTGTATCAACAGCGTTGTCGCAGCCTGATAGTAGCACTCAGAGCAACTGGGGAACGTCGCAGTTCGCCGGAACTACTAAGGCATCCGGCACCAATGAGAATACTACCTCATCGGATTTAATGTCTAGCATATCGTCGTTACTAGGTTCTCAGATGGGTTATCAGTATTCCGCGAACGCTAGTAACTCTTTCGGCGGCATCTTGAGCAGTCAAACCTCGTCAATAGGTGACGTTTGCTGCTTCATCTTTCTCGAAGCTTATCATGGTACGTTGCCGTGGTGGGTTAGGGAGTGCCGAGACTATTATTATCGTGAGTGTCCGCAGCTAGCTTCCGGGTATCGCCGCATGGCGAAGTGGCTAGTGCCGATTATGCGGCACTCACGATTAGTTCGTGGACTGGTGTGGCATGTTATGGTGAAGCCGATTACAGAGTATGGGAAGTGGATGGTTGGACTATCCGCTAAAGCGAGTGGTCGTGCTAGTCGTAACTTCTGGTTCCGAGTGTGGAGCTACTTAGGGCGATGACTGTCGTAGCTCTAGTATCAGTTCCAGAAGGTGCCGACTTCGATGTTTGCACGTTAGCATTCTCGTCGCTACGAGTTGGCTTTCCCTCTGCGACAATTAAAGTGTATGATAATGGTAATGGCGAGGAAGTTACTAGTAGGTTGAAGCCTCTCGCAGACAGTATCGGCGCTGAACTCCATAGGTGTATCGAACCAAAACACCACGCTGATTGGATTAGCCTCATGGTTAGGATGCACGATGGACCACTACGAGTAGTAGATACTGATACTATCTGGTGGGAGAGCTGTGAAGGATTCGATTTCGATTCTCCGCTAGCAGGCCGGTTCGTTCCTACTATGTGGAATGAGTTCTCTCAGTGTCCGTCGTTTGCTCGCTTACATACGTCATTCATGTGGATACGTGATTGTGCAGAGTTATGCAACCGCATCAGGGAAGCGTATCCTCCAGCGCATTCGGCGTGCGGAGAGTATTGTCCATGCAACCCATTCCTACCAGCAGTTGGCTTCGTAGGTGGTAAGCCAGTGTTTTGGGATTCTACTGCGATGCTCTACAATATGATAGGTGGTGCTCATTTCGAGCCGAAGCATTTGGAGTGCTATACGCATGTGAATTCGGCGTCGTTCTATAAAGTAATGCTCGAACGAGTAGAGAACAAGACAGCTTTCGCACGACAACATGAGCTAGCTAAGTATGAACCCGAGAAGCTTCGAGGATTCTGGCGTGCCGAGGACCGTTACTATGCCGAGATGAATCGGCGATATTTGGAAGGAGTTAATAAGCAATAATATGGCTAGAAAGAAAAGCGGACACCACACAACGGCATTGGGGTTATTGGCTGGAACAGGACTAACTTCTATGTTGGGCGGCGATTCTACGCCTGACCCCAATGAGGCATATGGTTCTGAGAATCTTGCGGATGCTAACAGCACAAACCCATTATATCTGGATAGTCAGGGTAATGATGTTAGCAGTGCCGCGCAGAAGTATGGAACGAAGAACCGTTATGTAGAGCCAACTGCGGGTCAACGGATGTTTAGACCGGCGTTGGCACAGCAGATTGACACTCTCAACACTAAGTATATCGATCAACCTCTAGCAGCTCAACAGCAAGAGCAAACTACACAGGACATACTTCGTCCGAAGGTTAGAGCGGTGATGGAACATGCTGCGAAGGTATCAGGTGGTGATCCGTCGAAGATCAGCAATGAAGATGTGGATGCGATGGTATTGCAACATGGAGCAGAGGCTAGTAATAATGCGCTTTCGACGGGAGTGTTGAATACTGAAAGACTTAATCAAACCTTGTCTAAACTAGGAACACCAGAACGAGAAGCTTCACTGCAAGATTATACTACACGAACGGCACATGAAAAAGCTGCAAAGGATTACTATGCTGGACTAGGAGGCGCTCAATCTGACGAAGCTTTAGCGCAAGCTAGATATGGAAGTGCATTGGCGGGTGGGAGATTGAATATACTACCATTAACACTAGGAGCCGAAGCTTCTCAGGCAGCTTACGGGAGTGCTCTCAATGACGCAAGATTGCCGTACGCTGGCAATGCTGCTAGTGCAGAAAATGCAGCAAACATACTTAGTACGGCACAAAGTAATGCAGAACTTCCCAATGTTAGTCGTAAGGCTCTAGCAAGTGGACTGATTGCTGACTATACAGGCACTAACACTAAGGACGAAATAGCAAATCTACCACTATCAAACGCTGCTCGTCAAGCCGAAGCACAACGAGCGATTGTCAATGCTAGAACTATAAATCCCGGTCCTGATAATCCGAACATGAGGATGATAAATGAGAATGGAACAATATCGTCCGCTCCTAATCTCTATTATAGTCCTTCGATGTTGAATAAGATGGGAACTATGCAGCAGTTTGGACAGCAGTATGGTGGCCAGAATACCCAAGGTGGAACAGCGATATTACCGAATGGTTCGGCGGTAGTAGGGTTGCCTCGTAAAGCACAGACTATTCCGGCGCTCTCTGTACTTCCTATCTCGTCAGCTACTAGCACTAATGCGTCGGCTCCTCCTATCACTCAGTTCGCCTCTCAGCCCTCTAACTATGGATTAACTACTCCATATCCGACAGTCACGCCATCGAGTAGTCCAGCGGTGACTCCTACACTCTCGTCACCTCCTACCGCTACATCGCCGGGTTACTATTCTCCACAGACGACACTACCTACTAGTAGCATGGGGCCAACTTCGCTGACGACTGGGCAGAGTGCGTTGCCACAAGGAATGCAACAGGCTATTCAAAGCAATCAGGCAATACGAGATGATAGGATTAAGTCGCTCCTCGACCGGCAGAAGAAGTATCCTATCTATATGAAGTATAATGGTGAGGCTGAGGAACTGCAAAACTTGTTGCAGCAACAGCACCTACAACAGATCATGGATAACTCCCAGTAACTACTCTGGTTATGCCTATCAAACGTCAGTTGACAGATGAGGAATTGGCAGAGTTAGATCGTCAAGGGTATGATGTGTCACAGGTGCCGAAGGATGGAGTGACGGTATTATCGCCAGAGGAGCAGCAACAACAGGCACTCAAGGCACAAGGAGAGCAGCAGGGACAACTCGGCGCTGTCGGCGCTACTCTCAAGGGACATGCTGGTTCTCTCATAGGTGGTGGTGCAGGGGCATTAACAGCTGGTGCAGTAGTGCCAGCTATTGCCGCATCATGGGCAGGTGGGCCGGTTACTGGCATACCGGGAACATTGCTAGGACTAGGTGCGATGGCGGCGGGTGGATTAGCTGGGTCTTATGCTGGCCAAAAAGCACAAGAGGCGATATTGCCGCAAGCGACGAATCAACAGTTACAGCAGGCAGCAGTGGCAGCACAGGCAGCGTATCCAAAGACAGCACTAGCTACTGATGTGGGTGCTGGAGCACTACTAAGTGGTGGCAGACCATCATTGACAGTTCCGAGTCTAGCAGGTAGTGGACTTAAGAAGATATTGACTCAAGGCATAGCTTCACAGTTACTCCCACAAGAAGCTAGTGCGATACGTAACGTGGTGACTATGAACGCGGCGAATCTAGGTGTGAATGCCGGATTGCAGGCTGCGACGACTGGGAAGGTGGACCCCACTGAGCTTGCTGCGTCAGGACTAGCAGGAGTTGCGTTCTCACAACCTAACTTCCTTGGTCGAAAACTGTTGAAGTGGGAACCGCTATCACGAAGTGCCGCACCACAAGCTGAGACTCAAGCGACTCCTTATACTATTGAGGATGGTCAGATACAAACTGTGGAGCAACGTCAAGCGAGGCAGAAGCAGCAGGGCAACGAGGATTGGCAGCGCCAGCAACTAGAGACGCAGCAGGCGAATGAGTATTCGGCGCAACAGGCTGCACAACTAGAAGCGCAACAACAGCAACAGAGAGATGCCGCTGAGTATCGCCAAGCGAACTGGAAGTCCCTCTCTCCGGCTCAACCTGCTAATAAGGACGGGACTCCTAACTATATGGTAGGCGATCAGGGAGTGAAGAGGGCGTGGTTGAAGCGCAACTCGGAGCCGGTTCCTGATGATGCGGACGAGATTACCCGAGCATCGGTACAGGCGCGTAACAACCTCTTGAAGCAAACTCCTGTAAGTCAGATGCGCGACGAGATGTATGTGCAGGACTTGGCGACGAAAGACCCAGAGGGCTATCAGCAATATCAGCAACAGCAACAGGCTCAGATGCAACGCATCCAACAGATGCAACAAGATGTTGCTAGCCAGAATGCTAGAATAGCGAATCAGACAGAAGCGCAGAAGCAAGCGTTGGCACAACAGCAAGCGCAGGCTAAAGCGCAACAGGTGCAGGCTCAACAGCAACTCGCGGCACGTCAGAAGCGTCACGATGATTTCGTAGCAGCATTCCAACGCGATCAACAGGCACAACGTCAGATAGAGGCGGAACAGCTTAGACAGCAGATACTAGGGAGGGGTTTGGAGCAACGTAGCGCGGCGACTGGCACCGCCGAGATGCAAGCGAAAGCTGCGAGAGAGGCAGCATTTGCACAAGCGGAGCGAGAGGGTGAGGCTGCTAGACAGCGTGCGCTAGAGATAGAAGAGCAGCAGCGCCGAGATGAAGGGGATACACGCTATCAAGGTGTTACTCCCGGCGACAAAGAAGTATCTAGAGCTACTCCCGAACTCCTCGGAGAAGCCGCGAAACGAGCTACGACTATCGGCCAACTACAGCCAGAAGATCGCTTAACTATCCCAGAGACTGGCGGCGAGGCGAGAGGAGCGGCGAGGATAGGGGAGCGGTTGATCTTGCTATCAAGGATGGCGACGAAGGATACCGGCTATCACGAACTCCTACACCAGACATTGAGTGATATGGACAAGAGTGGCGATAGGTATATGATGGAACTCGCTGGGAGGATGCGCCGAGTCCATGCGGGAGAGGAGCAACTAGCGCAACAGGGTGGAGAGCAATACCAGCAGCAAGTCGAAGGTCGTAGGAATATGATGGCGAAGGCAGGCTCTACACTCAAAGATGTCTATGCTGCGTTATCGGCGCGATTGGGGACGGAGAATCCGGGCCTTTTGAGGAGGAACCTAATCGCTATCGCTAGAGGGGCGAGTGGGCCGGAGACACCATTGATAGCGAAAGCTAGTGCAGCAATAGGCGGAAAAGGAATCATACACTATAATACTAATGATGACTTCAAACGCTACAATGAGTTAGTATCCAAAATCCGAACCGCTCAATTATCTGAAAGACCTTCTATCTGGAAAGAACTAGAAGAGATTAAGAACCGCAATGGTGGAATGCCACCACAAGGTGTTCATATTGATGGCTCTAACGGTACTAAGTATCAAGGTGTTGAACCTGAACAACAGCGTAGAGTGGCTGGAGCTAATGTTAATCGTGCTCTAGGACTACTCGGCGCTTCTATGTATGATAAGAACTATTCTCAAACTGCGGTTAAAGAGATGGTTCAGAATGCTTTTGATGCGGTTAAAGGAGTCAATGAACCAACTATTCGACTACACTTGGAAGAGAGTGGTGGAGAGACTATAGGAGTTTCTGATAATGGTCGTGGAATGACTCCAGAGATAGTGTTGACTAAGCTTCTTCCAGCATTTGAGAGCGGCAAAGAAAGCACAGAAAGTGCTGGCGGCTATGGATTAGCGAAAGTTGCACTTTTTAGTGGTGCTGATGACTTTAGAGTAGTGACAGTTGCAGAACATCAAGGGCAGAAGTTGCAGACAGAGGTGAATGGTGATGGCAAAGCATGGCTAGACTTCGTGAATCATGGTGCTGATTTGCCACTTGACCTGAACCAACCGGGCAGACATACACTCGACAGCAAGGGTGATTTAGAAGTGTGGGTTAAGCCTGTGGATGCTGAGACTACTACTGGCACTAAGATGGAAATTACTCCGTCGAAGAATTACGACAAGTATGACGCTAGAAAAGTATTCAAAAACATCGCCAAGAACGAGCCGGGAACCATCAAGTTCTTAGATGAATATGGTACAGAGATTAAGCCAGATGCGGCAGCTTTAGCACCGGCACAGCATACAGTTATAACTAAGGGTGCAGAAGTAAAAGTTCACTATGATCCCAGTGAATCTCCAGAACGTCAATGGGGTTTTCCAGTGATGAATAATGGATTGGTTCAATTCGACTACCCTTTCTACGAAGATGTTAAACTACCTTCGATTAAAATTAACGTCAACCCTACAGTGGACGTAATGAATCCAGAGTATCCGTTCACCAACAATCGTGATGCTTTGAAAGGTGAGTCTAGGCAAGCAGTTGAGAATATCTTGAAGAATATGTCTCAACAATATAAGCAGAAAGTGCTAGATGTATTTCAGTCTCGCATGAATGATACTACTAAAATCGAAGGCTCTCGACAGAGATTCCTCGATGTTAGTGGTAGAATGAAGCCGGAAGATGTTACTGAGATAGCCACGGATAAGAGGATACAGGACTTGAATAAAGCATTGAGTAGAGTTCATACTGCTGCATTCAAATATCTCAACCGGCGTTTTGGTGATTTCTGGTCTAATGCTAGATACAAAGGTTTTGCCAATGGTGGAGGTTTCAAAGGTGTGCGATTTGGAGTGCCAGAGAAGGGTAAGAAAGGGGAAATTTATTATGACTTACAGCACGTATTCAATGATGGGATACAAGCATTTCGAGATGGTAAGTATGGACCAGCAGAGATGAATAAAGCGGTTGGTGAAAGTTTAGCAGGTGTAGTATTACATGAGATTTCGCACCAGGTTTCACACTCCGAAGGTGAAGGTCATGCTATAGCAATGACTGACCTCGCTGGTCCAATGGCTGAATACATTCGTAAATCAATCCGAGCAGTAGAAAAAACATTCACACACGATAGTGATATATTAAACTTCTATGAATGGTACAGAGATAAAATTAAAAATACGGAACTCGCAGCAGATGAGGCGCGTGATTTCATTCGCCAAGGTCAACGCGGCGAACCAACAGGACAAATCTTCTCAGCAACTAATAGAGAAGCTAGCACCAGAACTAGTGAAGCAGGCGGAGAAACCAAGTTTCAGCCAGTAGATATTGGTGATGTGTTAGAGCCACAAGAAGGACGATTAGGGAAGCAGGGCTATTACCACCTCCGCGATGAACGCCTACAAGCCTCGTCGGTTCACATTACTGACGACAAGATTCATGTCATTAACTTGCAAGTGCCACAAGAGAAACAAGGTAAAGGTATCGGCTCCGAAGTGCTCGGCAAACTCAAAGGACTCTCCGACTCTATCGGTAAGCCTATCGAATTGATAGCACACCCCGATAGTGAAAAGCAACAGGAACAGTTGAACCGATTCTATGAGCGTAACGGATTCACAAAGCTAGAAGGCGACGATCGGAAGTTTAGCTATTTTCCACCAGCATCTAGTATGAAGTATCAACCCGTAGCTGGCCATCCTGAGGACGAATCACCAGTAGCGAAGGAGGCGTCGTTGAAGCTTACGCAATCGGCGATTGACCGCATTCGTAGTATTCCGGCGAAGATAGCACCGGAGCTAGGTGATGCGTTCCAGCAGACTCTAGCGAAGAAGCAGAACCTCCTTGGGCAGTGGTGGAACAAAGCGGCATACGCTATTAATAAGCTCTCGACTAACGAGCAGGCGACGTTACAAGATGTACTCTATAACGAGCGTGATAGTAGGCAGAAGATGTTTGTTCCACAGAAGCTGCGCGAGGCTTATGGCGCGATTCGGCAGGCATATCTCGATAGCGCCGAACACCAACGTGCTATCAATGAACCCATCCAAGAGAGTGATGGCACTATGCGTCCTATCGAAGTGGACCCCTTCTACCATGCGACTACGATGGAGCCGAAGGTAGCAGATGTGTTTCGGCAGGGGACGGATAAGGCTGAGGAGCAGCGGTTGACGGACATCTTTGTGCAACACCAACTCCGGCATATTGACCCGAAGATCACTGACCCTGAGCAACGACTCGCGATTGCACATAGTAACCTCAAAGATATTATCGCGTCACTGCGCGGCTCCGCCAAGTTCGACACCGGCGATCATAGCAACCAGACGTTCTATAATGCAGCGCGGAGAGCCGAGGGAATACTCCTTCCTAAAGAGTTCATGCGCCAAGATTTGAAGCGCAACCTACAAGTGTATTTCATGCGACGTGCAGCGGATAATGCTTATTATGAGCATATGGAGAGTCAGCCGAAGATAGCATCAGCGTTAGGTTATACTAAAGATGCGTGGGGTAACAAACTGCCGAAAGCTGACGAGTTACTATCGGGCAACGATCAAGTCCGTGCAGTAATGAACATGCTCAAGGGTGAGGGGATTACGAAGACGAGTATGCAGGAGCACGCGGTAGAGTCACTCGCGAGTGCAGTGATGCTAGGACCAACCACCGAAGGCCATAAGATAGTGGGTAGTCAAGCGATGGCGATGACCTACGCAGATAACCCAGTGGAAGCCGCGAAGATGTATCTGCACGCGATACGCAATCTTGGGAGTGGATGGGTTAATACTAAGAATGAGCCAACTGGTAGTTACGCACACACGCTAGAGACTGGCTATCACGTCCTCGATAGTAAGTCGGCGCATGACATGCTCAATACTCACTTGACTGCTGCTGAACGACTCCGTGGGTTGACTACTGGGATACGCGAGATTTATACTATTGGTGGGTTGACTGAACGGTTCAACAAGAGCATGTTGCAGGGGATGGCCGAATATCTCATACCCTCGAAACTAGCCGCAGCTAGGAATGGTGATGCCGGAGCTTTAGCACTAGTCCGGCATATAGACCCCTCCTTCACTCCCGACAAAGCTTATACTGACAAGCAACTCGTAGCAATAGCATCCGAGTTCGCCAATCTGATGCACGGCACTAAGGATGCTAGGACATTGCCTGCGTGGATGCTACACGATAACGAAGTCTCATCATTCTTCAAGCTCGCTTCGTGGAACATCGCCCAGACTAATAACTTCATGCGTAACGTATGGACACCAGCCAAGCAGGGCAACTTCCAACCGCTGCTAATGTCCACCCTTGGCGCTGCCCTCGGAGGTTATGCCTTGACTCAGTTGCGGGAGGCAATCAATGCGAAGCGTTCCGGCGTCCCGTCCTTCGGGGAAATGGCCGCCTCGGAGCGGGGATTGTTTCAACCGGCGCTCGCATATCAGGCGATGGCGATGGCCAGCTATGCCGGATTTGGGGGGATACTCTCGACGGTCGCAAGGTGGCCATTCGACATTGCGTTCCGAAACGCTCCACAAGGCGCGACGTTTCCACTCGACGAAGAGGTTAGCGGACTAGTGAAGGTGGGCAACAACGTAGTGGATGCGTTGTTGAATGACCCTACTGGCAACTGGATGAACATAGGCGCTCATGGTATTGCGGACATATTGAAAAATAACATTCAACTAGCGCGAGTGGGATATAACCACATGGCCGATTTAGGAATGCTATCGCCGGAGCGTAACGAGTTGAAGGCGACTAGTGATAAGATGGCCGAGTTACGCCGGTTCAAACAGGTGAGTGGTTATACTGTTGATTTACAGGGTGGTGCTGGTGATGAGAACCCCTATATGAACTTAGAGCAGCGTAGCTTTAAGAGGGAGCAAGATATGGGCAAAGCAATGCAGGAGTTGCCGGCGCTAGTGAACACGTTAGTTACGAAGTATGGTGATAAGCCTGACGTGATGCTATCGAAACTAAGGTCATTGAAGAGCAATAGCACTTACGAAACTATGCCCTCGTTTGAAGATACTCCATTGGTGTTCACCAGATACTTGTCCTTCTTGCAGAAACGTGAGGGTAACAATGCCGCAAATGCTAGGCTGATGGACTATATGCAGCACAAGATTGTGAATGCGGCTAAAGCTTCGGCAGTTCCTTAATAATTTGTTTGTAGTCTTTTCCACGCAAGTAGTCTTCGTAGATACTATTACCTTCGTATCGGCATCGTCTCTCCTCTTCTTCATACCTACTCATAGTTCTGCCACCACGACGTTGTAATTCTTCCTCTACTACTTTGCGAATCCAGTTGGTTCTATAAATCATCTCTCGTTCTACGGCTTCAAGACGCCCTTCCAAGTCTTTTACTCGCTTCTCCAACTGCTTATTCTCTACCGTCAACTTGACATTTTTCGCGCCGATTTCTACCTTCTCGAACAACGAGTTGAAAGTGTCTCGAAGAGTGTTGCTAGACGGTTTGCTCATTTTGTGTTGTTAGTGTGATTCGTCCTACTCTCTCGCATCTTCGATTCCCAACTCATCCGCTCCCGCTTATCAGCTTCATGTTGGTAGTGCCACATTAGCGTTTTGCGAATGTTCACTTGGACGCTAGTATTAGCGATAGTGTTAGTATGTTCGTTCTCCGGCAACTTCGTCAAGTAGGTTGGTGACTTAGTAGTGCAACCAGAGGCGAGCATTGCTAACCATAGTGCTCTCATTATAGCTGTCCCCACTTCTTCATCACCTCCTTTATGAACGGAACACTCTCATGTTCAGGAAACCAACACACTAGTGTAATGCAGCATACGTCACATAAGTTGTCAAAGTTACCGTGAATGCTATGCCTACCCTTGCATCGAGGACACTGGACATATGTGTTGGAGTCTAGCTTACGTTCGTCTTCGGCTTGCAGTGCTAGTAGCCTGACGATACTAGGTGGTGTGCCGCCTTCAATGAGACTATCTCTAGCTTGGGCTGGAGTCATACTCTATTTCCACTTCTCGGGCCAAAGTGTGCGACAAAGAGCCTCGCAGCGTTGGGAGGCGGTAGCTGAAATTAAATGCCAAGTGCCATGCCATAGATACCCATGTTGATCCTTACCTCTGGATACAACCTCGCCGAGTATGGCCATGTAACGTCCAGTTGTGCCGTTTATCGTTACTGGAATTCTCCCCTCGGTTAACTCTTTTTCATGTTCTGCGCATAGTTTGGATTCGAGGGCATGGACCGAATCAAGATCGCGAGTATAATCTGGCTCGTATTGGTAGTAAGAGCCAGAGGCTAGCTCAACTTCTGTTGGTTTATGGTATGGAGTGCCATTCCACTCCGCCAACGCAATCCGCTGTTCTTCTGGTGTCATGCTCATTTACCATCATCCTCCTGTCTCAAATAGTTAGCTACATTCTCTCGATGTTGCTGCGGTACGAAGATAGTCGCCAAGTTCCTAAACTTCGAGCTACCTTCTTTATGCTCTACTAAGTCGAGTATTACGGTTCCGTCACTCTCCTCTTGCATACGTATATGAACGGTAGCATTACACTGTAAGTTCTGAATCATTTTAGGTGGCTTCTTCATGGTGATAGTCTAGTATTTCTGGTCTTATGATGATTTTGGTGTTGCGTCCTGTAGAGACTGTTATGCCCATCTTCTCCGCGATTGCTAGTAAGGTGTTCATTTCCGAACGAATGAGGTTCTTGCAGCGTAACGCGACACGACGACGCGGCGCTTTTGTGGGATGGTGGGGCATACTACGGAATGAGTTGATATGTTGGACCTTGACGGTGGAGACGAAACTCTTCGAGTGGTAACAAATGTCCGTTAGTCCGCAGTATATCAGCATTAGTATTTTGAAGCCCTGCCATATTCCGGCGTAACACATCCCATGTTCGCCAATGATTAGTACTACGTTGTAGTTCCCACAGATAGTTAGTGGCATCTTTTGGTAATCGTATAGCGATGAATCGGTCAGGAGTAGGAGGCTTCACAATCGCTTTAGTCATCGCCGGAAAATTCGCCATAGTTTTAGGAGGCGCTATTACTATCTCGGCTCGCCGCATTCGGTGATGGGTTTTGACTTGTGGAGGTAGTGGTGGCTCTTGACTCCACAACTTGAGTGCCGTCAGCAACAATAGTAACAACACTAGGAGTAGGAGTGATGGTGGGGGGAATAGCGGTAGCTTGTTGTTTTTGTTGGAGTGCTTCATGGTGAGATTTGGAGATGCGGAAGGTTCCACGATCTATGTTTTGAGTTTGGGGATTGGTGTTGATAGCTCTGTCGGTGGCTACAAGAGACTCCATCACTTCCATCAACTCGGTCTTCTTGAGGTCGTTGCCGAACTGGAGTTGGAGGCGTTTGAACGACGTAGTAGATTCGCCTTGCTCTGCGAGATACCGTACTATGTCATTCCCCGATTCATGCAAGACGTTTCTCCCTGAGTTAGCAAACGCTAGGTGCATATTGACTTCGGCTTCTCCTAGCGTGTCGAAGGCTTCCTTAGCAGTAGCAATGGAGATGACATTCGTATCATATCGCTCCGCGTAGTGTAGTATGGTCATCAACTTGAGCCAGTGTATCTTCTTCCTCCCGTAGTAGTCATCGAGTCGAGGATTCTTATTGACTCGATGCTTTATCATATCTCCCGACTCATACATCGTGTTGAAGTAGTGTTCAGCTTCGGGGGAGAGCGTGACTTCTCCCACTACGCGAGTAGCTATCTCCTTCACATGCGCGACAATCTCTACATACGCTTGTTGTTGCTCTGGTGATAGCTCTCTCGGCGCACGGAAGAACCTAGCACCATCAGCATAAATCATAATCGTCCTCGACGTGAATCCTTTCTTGACAACTCTATCAGCCAAGAGATCACGTATGCTATTGGGAGTAGTGCCAGCAAGCATATTGACACACACGTTCTTGATATGATGGACTCCTTGGTGACGGGTTTCATAGCTTAGATTACCAGCATCGTAGAGGTCGTTTAGTACAGCTACCATATCGGCCATATCACGGGAGAAGAGGACTTCTAGTTCTTCGATGTTGAAGGAGCATGAACAGTGAGCGGTAATGCGTTTCTCGCCGTTCGAGGACTTGTACTCGGCGCTCCGTATCTCCTTGGAGAGGAGTTCGATAATACGTTGGCATGTGACTTTCGATGGTGATGTTTTGATTAGCTGGATGATACGGCCATCCTTGTCCACTGTAGTCATTAGTGGGTGAAGTATCACGGAGAGCACTTGTTTGATAGTTCGCCCTTTGCCAGTAGCAGGAGGGCCGATGAGTATGGAGTAGAGGTTCGAGAATATGGAGTTGTGGTCGGGTAGTTCAGTGATGCGATTGGCGCGTAACCAGACCTTGCGTTGGAGCGCACTGGCGATCATGTGGATAAAGCCCCACCGTATGAAGATTAGGGGCGATTCTAGGTCTTGTGTGTATAGTAGCCATCTGTCATAGTTTGTCATGAGCTATTGTGGCGCTATGTTGTTGGTAGTTCAGTTCTCGCTGCCATTGACTAAACATATAGCTAAGTTCTTGTGGGACTTCTTTATATCTAGCAGCAGGGTGAGGACCATTAATAAATGATATATTAGGGAACACTATTGGAATAACTGCTTCTTGTGCGATTTTGCCGAACAGTAGTATTACTACAGGCTTGTATAAGTCTATCGCTTCTCGAATATGCTTATCGTCAGCAGTGAATCGAGAAGAAGCGTGTCCTCTTATCTCACGTGAGGTTTCTTCCCATACGATATTATCTACGTTATCACCAAATGCTCGTAGTATTCGCTGACCAGTCAAGCATCCGGCGAATAGTGTTCGCTTAATCCACAGACGCCGAAACTTTTCATCTCGGCGTGATAGTATAAGCTTAACCTTTTCAGGATTGCGAAACCATTGGTTTTGTAGGAAGGCTAGTGTTGTTGTCATAGAAAAGCTGTAGCTGCAACTCACAAGGTAATATTTCGCATCAGTGGCTTATGTTGGAAGCTATAAACTTCCGTTTATTCCACCCAGTCCTTTGGGCTTTATTGTGAGAGCAGCCACAAAATAGTATTAGTTCAATTTCAAAATCTCCATCTCTCCCCACGACGATTCACTCCACTTTGCCTCCGTCTTCATATAGAACTCTTCGCCGCGAGGGGATACTAACCGGCGATTCATATGCCTTGCTATCTCCTTAGCCATAGCCTCCTTGTGGGAAGGGTAACACTGCGCGAGGATGCTATCATGGTTGTTCTGTAGGATGTCAAGACCGGCTTCTTCGAGCACCTTATCGCCGTCCATCAACCTCTCTTGTAGTTCGGTGATAGCATAGTTCGTGATTTGTCCAATAGTAGATTGCGGTGGGAAAGCGTAGTATTCCTTATACTTCGACTCTTCAATGATGCCAGTTATCACGCGAGGATGGCCGAATGCATTACGAAGGATGCCGGTGCGTCGCACTTCCATCACTAGGTCACGCTGCCATTCTTGGATTTCGGGGAACAACCGTTGGCGAACGTCTATGATCTTCTGTGCTTCGACCATAGAGAGAGCGACGGCGCCACCACTCTTTACTAGAGTGTTAAGACGAAATGCTCTCGCCTTAGCATCATAGTTCAAGCTGTGGTTGCCTTGCTTCGCCATAAAGTAGTAGCGTCGTTCGGCTGGCCACTTATCTGACTCTTTGCAGCACTTGGCTATCTCTGGCCACTTACTCTCCTTTACTAACTCCCTAACTGGTAATGCTCGATAGTGGTCTAGCTTATAGCCTAACTCGGCTTCAAACTGCTCCGCGAAGATGTGCATTGCTAGCCACGAATGAGGGTTGATACCACACAAGAAGATGTCTCGGAACTGACCAGCGCGACACAAGTAGGCGACGTGTAACGCTTCTGCTCCAGCTTGGTCTAGTTGTAGCATACCCTTACCGTAATCCGGTGTTATCTCCTTCCTCAACTCTTCTTCCCAGTTCTGCAAGTTATCCCCCCACCGTCTGAGAAGCTTGCTTGAACCAAGTCGCATAGTAATAGTTTTGCCGAGACGCCAGCTAGTAGTAATCCGGGGAGTAGTTCCCTCTTTGGTGTAAAGACCAAAGTAATATCGAGGTTCTCCTTTTTTAGATTTAAGTCCAGCTTTGCTAATACGTTTCTGATTTCCTCTGTACTTAAGAATTGCATGGATAGCTGGCACGTCGTATTTGAGCAACAGTTGAAGGAGAGTCTTTTCGTTTGTAGGGTCTTCCGCTGGTTTGGGGATTTTGAAGGTGGTGTTGTCATATAAATACGCGCTGACTTGTTGCCAAGAGTTAGGGTTGAAATCGTAGCCTGTGATGATGTGGAGGATGCGTTTGATTTGGATGTTGAACCGCTCATGGTAATCTACTACTTTAGCGATGCGAGTGGTGTCGAGACGTATCCCTTGGAGGGTCATCGTGAGATAAGGTATGACCATCCTATTAACCTGCTCCACACTCTCTACTGCTTTGAGCCGCACAGCAGTAGCATCTATCCCCTTCTTAATCTCGACGAGTGCTAGCACGTCTTTGCCGTTATACTCGTAGAGTTGTTGGGCTTGTATGTGAGAGCGCGGCTCGAAGATGCCTTCGTTCTTATGGTAGGGGAGTGTGTCGCTATAGAGACTTATACAGTGGCCCAAGGATTTTTCGACTTCGATATAACATCGGTTATGCGCCAGCATAGTGTCATAGACACGACGGCCAAGAGGAATACCATAACGCCACGCGAGCACAAAGAGGTCAAAACAAGCGTTATGAATAATTGCGGTATTATCCCGAAGAGCCACAGCCAAAGCTCGGAGCAATAGTGCGGTGTTGAGTTCACCATAATAATATGTGGGTTGAGGTTGTATGTGAGTTTGGAGCATTGGCACTACGTAGATATTCGCTCCTTCGTCTAGTGAGAAGCCGAAACACGTAAGCTGTAAGTTCGAGTCGGTTTCAATGTCAAAATAAAATTGTGTTCGCTTATTGGTGTATAGCAGGTGAAGGATAGTATTAAGGTCTGGGTAGTAATGGTAGGATGGACTGCTACGCTGTGATAACGCGCTAAGCAGTCTAACAGCTTTCCGTATATCCTGCCGCATCCAGAACCGCCAGTTCTTCCTCTGCGTCCTACCATGCGTCGTTTTCCCTTCTGCTGTTTCAGCATCGTCTTTGTCATCATCTTCTTCGCCTTCTGACGAGAAGTAGTCATAGCGGTCGTTAGCGTCTTGTGGTGCATATGTTGGTATAAGAGTGAGGTCGTTGTAGTGTAGGGGACACCCTCGGTATTCGTGGAGGTTAGCGCCGGGGAGCCATCTGCGGAGGGAGGCTTCACCCATTAGCAATAAGACTTTAGTGTTAGGCAAGAATGGTTGTTGTACGTCACAGGTGCGTATCTCTACTGTTGCGCGGTGTATCATTGGGTTACCACCGGCGAGTAGGGAGGAGTCGAAGTATTGACCGGCGTTACCACTAATCAACTCCTTCTTGTCAAACCTCGACGGCTTGTCTAGTATCGCGGTGATGCCGGAGTAGGAGAACTTGGGATGGTGGGTAGTAATCATCTAGCTCTCATAGTCCATTGACCATGACAGTCATAGCCTCGTTGCTGAATCATTGTTAGTAATTGCTTAAGCTTATTCTCCCACTGCGAAGTAGTCATCACTCCATGTTCAGGACCATCTATACACCAGTCTACTAGTTTGAATAGTTCTTCTAGTTCAGCAGTAGAGTATCGTTCTTTTTTGCCCATAAAAAGTGTCGCAGCATTTCGTATCGCAGTGCTGCTTACCGTCTGCGCTCACCACTAGCTTACGGCCCAAAACCTAGGGCTAGTAGTGGAGAGGGTTAATAGGCGACGTTCTCTGCCGGAATCGTGAACTCATCATTCGCACCTACGTATGCGGTGATGCGATAGTTGTTGTTGATGATGGGATGCCCTTCACCGTCAAGCATAGGCTGCTTTGTAACTTCGTCAATGTCAACCTTCGACTCGGTGTAGCTATGAGCATACACAGCTTTGCCGATGTAGTGGCGTAGTTGGGTAGGGTCTTCGATGTCCACTTTGTCGCCTCCGGGGTGCTTCACGCTTTGGTTGAGTGATTTGAAGCGGTTCTTGCTACGCTCCGAACCCGGCCCATCAAAGAACACGATGCAGTCTGTTGTCTGTAATCCGGCAATCTTCAACTCATGGTCGCCTACTTTGATGCTATCAGGCGCCGCGATTTCCTCGGTGAGCAAGACCATCTTGTTACCCGCCGCGCTAGTGCGAAACTCCGCATTCAAGATGCGCCATGTGAGTTTCGTCTTGGGGATAACAGGTTTGTTCTGAGGCTTACCTGTTACGTCTGATGTGTCAATAACTGTTGCCATATGTTTTGTTTGTTACTATGTTTTTGTTTTGTTTTACGTGTTACGTATTTTGCCATGTTATCGCTATGGCGAGCGTCTGCCACTAGGGACTAGTGGAAAGTGATGCTAATTCTTGCTCAATAATTCTAGCGTGGCAGGTTGGACTATCATATCCACAACCTGCACAATAAAGTCTTGCTCCATTCTGTAGTTGTTCTTTAAGCCATTTGACTTTGTTAGGATGAACAACCATTACTCTTCTAAAGTGTTCTCTATATGACTCGCTAACAACCTTCTCACGTTTAGGATTGCCAAACAAACCACCAAATATACCACCAGAAGTTGAGCGACTTACATTTACTATGTTCATTTCTTCTTACTACGTTGAGTGCTAGGAGTCCATCCAGTTTTGCGTAAGGTGCCATATACATAGGCATCCTGTCGTTCTTTGCTGGTGAACTTCTTCGCTGCTTCCTTCTTCAATTTACGTTCGAGTTTGGTGGGCATATCGTCAATCTCCCTCCTTCGGTTGTAGTCCTAGCAAGCGTTGCTCTAGTCCCTGTAGCGCCGCATTCACTCCACGAATACTATACAGCGCACTTCTCACTGGCACTAGGTGTTCCGTTGCGTTAAGACCACGCTTATCACCATCTAGTATCACGCGAGGTAATGCTTGTAGGTGAGCTTCAGCACTCAATATGCCATCACGCGCCTTTGTTAGTAGTTGGATTTTACTCTCTGGCATACTCAGTAGTGGTTTGTTCTCGCTTCCACTCGAATGGAATACGATTCACATTGTCCTCCGACTCGTTTAGTCGCACCACTATCTCGTCTATCATTGCGTCGGCAACGTCAGGAGTGGAGTTGGTGGGGATATTGAGTTCGCCCCGGATGGTGTAGCGGACGTTAGTCATAGCTTTGATAAAGACTTTCTTCTTATTGTTCAGTTCGGCTTTTATCTCTTTGTAAAGACAAGAGTTCTTATCTCTTAACACTAATCCTACAGAGTCAACAGCAGAGAATTTTGTCATAGCTATTCTATCGGCCTAACATCTCTATCTCGCAACTCCATATTGATAGCGTTGCGGGAGTTCCAGATGTAGTTAGCTAAACAAGTTTTATTGCTCACTAATCCTGCCATTTCTTGTGATGTTTCTCCTTTATAGAGCCGGTAGTCAGCTTCCCACCACAGCCATGATAGATACGATTCGGGAACGTCTTGCAGACATTCACCACTGTGCTTGCCAAACCATATTCGGTCTAGGTCTGTAAATGCTGGTTCGAGTTTGTTCTGTTGTCCTAATGCGTTTTGGCTCATAGTAAAAGATGCCGTCTCTCCGGCTGCCAAGCTTTTTGATACTAGGGTTACTTCATCCCTATATGCGCCACTAGCACACCACCGCGAACAACACCGAACGGTAGCAGAGGGCGCAATCCCCCGCCCACAAGTCCTCGGTAACATATACTTAACATCGTCGAGAGGTGTATAGCCATAAGGATGAGAATGGGGATGGTTCACTCCACCTAGGTCGAACTAGGAACTGATGGAGTAAAGTTATGGATGATGCCGAGTGCAAAGCGACGGCGATGTTGGCACTCTTTGCCTTCTCGCCTAGCTCTAGCTACTGACTCACGATAAAAGTCACGGCGACTAGCTACCTTTGGAGTGAGTGTGAAGATAGCACTAGCTGGATACGCCTTTGCAGGTGGCTGAATAGTGGGGTTATACTTGTTATCCGGTTTCGCTGGTGGTTGTTCTTTAGTATCGTTCATGTTGTTTTTGGTTCACCATTATAGTAACTCTTCGCTCTTGCAATCACTGCTGCTAAATCGTTCGGCACTAGTTGGTCAGTGAACATTTCTAGTGGAGTCTTCGCTGTCGTCGAACCGTCCGTGTTCGTCTGAAACCAATACTCCATAGCTCCGGCTTTATTGCGTCGGGGTTCAGTGAACAACACCAGTAAGAACTCCTTCTCAATCTTGCCGCGTTGTTCCTTGCCATCTACTGCCATCATTCGCTTATTCGTAGTTGAGCCATCCACATTCACTAGTTCTACTATGTCGTCTATGCTAGTGACTGCTACGGCACACTTATCATTTTTGTATTGGTTGAGAGTAGCTTGGACCATCTTCGAGTATTGTCCGTAAATCTCAAATCCCTTGTAGCACTTTTGGCATAGCTCTTTGATCTGCTCGAAACGTTTAGTGAGTGAGTCTACTACAATCAACTCTACGTTAGGTGTCTTGAGTGCGAGTTGGAACTGTGAATCATGCTCGGCAGGATTAGCAAAGGGAAGGATTCGGAACTTATTTGAGCCACGAAAGGGGAACCCCTTACGTTCGCCGTCTAGTATCACAGTTGTATCAGGATTAAGATTTCGTAGCGAGGTACTCTTCCCAGACCCCGATGGTCCTACAATCGCGATTAGTGCCTTGTGTTCGGACATAGCTAGTAGATAGTGATGGTGTTGTTACTGTTTAACTGAGTGAAAACATAGAGCATTTTCTATGCCAACTTTTAGAGCAATGCTACACGCATCGGTTTGATAGTGTCAATTCGCCGTTCAGCACGATTGAGGATGCCGAGTATTCTATCAGCTTCACGTGTGGAAAGATATGGAGTGCGACAGACGAAAGCTTTAGCGCCGCGTAACCGTAGTTTGTGCCAGTTGCGGACAGCAGCGGCGCGGGAGAGTGGTGATTGGTCGTGGCCGGGATGCTTAGGAGTGTTCATCCCGTGTGCGTATTTATAGTTGGTGTTTTTCATGTTTGGAATTGGAGGGGATCATACTTCTTGCTCACAAAATTACTACTCGCAATCGCCGCTCTACTATCAGCATCGAGGCATCTACACATAGGGACAAACTCGCACATACCATACTCGGCAGAGCAGCAGGTGAAGTTGGGAGGGAACAACTCGGCGGGGTCTTCGCCGGGTTTCGATGCTAGCACTGACTCGAACCGCGATATGATTTCCTTCGCTTTCCCTATCAGTGCGTTTTTGTGGTGTCGCAACTGCCACTCAGTAGGCTCTATTAAGTCGCTGCGTTGGAACACATTCTTATTAGTGCGGTTGAGGAAGATGCCGTTCAACATCACGCCGATGGGTGGCTCCGTAGGAAATAGGAGAGAGTTGATAGTAGCGTATGTCAGGAGTTGCGCCGAGGGGTCCGCCTTAGCTAGATAGCCAGTGGGGTTCTGAGACATGCTAGTGGTCTTGTGGTCGCAGATAACGTGCCGATTCATACACTCACCTTTGAGGTCTATGGTGCCACAGAGGAGTAGCTCGGTGGTGTCGGTGCGATAGAATGGGTAAGCGAAGTTCTTCTCTACTAGATACTCGGTGCCGATACGTCCAGCGACGAGAGTATCCCCACTACCATAGTGCTCAAAGTACTGCATCAGACAGTTCACTAGATGGGCTAGGGAGCGCCAGTCGGAGGTGGGAACTGTCACAGGAGCATAGTGAGCGACTGCTAACGCAATACACTGTTCGGGGTTATGATTCCCACGATACCAATGTGCTAACGCTTTGTGGAACGCCGTACCATATTCCATCTTGAAGTCTTTATGTTCAGTAGTGAGTCCTAGGAACAACCTATTCCAGACATACATATAGCAGTTAGACTTGGAGTGGAGAGAGGCGTCGTAGCGGAGGATATACCTGCCTGTCTCTTTATCCTGTTCGATGGGGAGTTGTAGTGTCATATAATAGAAGCGTCTTTCATTCTATCTCTAGCCCACTCTGCTCTAGCTACGAAATACTCGCCTACAAACTCCATGATACGACTCTGTAGTTTGTCGTTATCATACATATCGAAGCCACAGTGTTCACAGTGGCAGTCAGGATAGTAGTCAGAGGGTGACTCTATCACTATATCTATGTCAGTATCCTTGTGACAGTTAGTGCATTCAAATGGCATTGTCATATCTTCTTTATCTCTTTCGGTAGTTCCACATTCGTTATTCCATGTCTCGCCTTGAGGCGTTCTAGTTCTAGTAGCCAGTCGCTAGCGGTCTTAGGACTACTCTTACCACTAGCTTTAGTCTTCGGCTCTTTAGGTTCCTTTGGCTCTTCTTTCTCCTTCAACTCGACTACTCGGATATACGGAGCGCAGTGTTGGAGTAGTTCCTCTTGAGTCATCCGCTCCAGCACCTCCACAGGGTCATCGGTGGTGTTGAAGCCGAGGAGTTGTTTGATGGTCATTTTAGAATATCTTAAATCCACCACAGTTACGTAGGAACACAACGAACTCTTTGATATGATCTAAGCTGACTGAATAAGCTGATTCAGTTTCGCCTTTGTAGTCAGATGAAGCAAACACTCCTGTTCCTTTTTTTACTCTACAGGTAGGATGCTCTAACACAAACTGCTTTGCAGTCATTGCTTTATGTTTCTCGATAGCATCTGCCAGCTTGTTGCAGTCCTCCTGAGTAGTGAGTCCTTCACCATCGTTGCTATCCCACCATTTAGTAGATAGTCCTAAGCTGTGTTCTTCGATTACTTCTCGGCAAATCTGTAGCATGGGTCGCCATGACCACACATTGAATCTAATATATTTGCCATCTTCGTTTGCCGGATTACGACCTTCAATGTCCATTCCCATATAGTGTTGTTCTTTCTAGTGTTGCCGTTAATTGCCAAACAGGTTGTCGCGCTTCGGAGCCTCGAAGGGACTAGGAGTAGGAGTCGTCGGCTCTCCACTACTCTTTATCTCTTCCATCACTTTATCGAACATCTTCATCATCTCAACAGCGTTCTTCATACCAGCCATCGCATGTTGGACACGTACTTCACTGATCTGTCTGAGTAACCAGTCTGCGACTACAGCTACTAATGTCCTGGTAGAGCACTTTGCTACTTCTTCCTTGATAATCTCTGTGAACTCTTTGCGTCCTCTCTCGAAGTTCTCTACTGAGAAGCCACCCTTTATTACTTCGGCTTCAGCGAGTTTTAGACGTGGAGCGATACGATTAATTGCGCTAGCTAACTCTTTGATTTGTTGTTCTTTTGTCATACTATACTATTGTGTTTGTTGTTTGTGTTGTTATCTCATTACTCTCACATAAGTCTGTTGTATATCTGCCTCTACTCCCTCGATACCCGCAAACAGTTGGACTAGCCACTCCTTATCGGCGTCGGAGATAGGAATGCCATTTGCGTATAGCTTCCGACTATCCCATATCTCTTCCGACTGTGCGACTTGTAACCACTCCTGCAATGCATCTTTCCAGTTAGCTTCGGGTCTGGAAGCATCAACTACGTTAGTCACTGAGCTAGCTAGTATCGCAGACATAGTGTTCTTGAAGTAGAGGATGATACCGATAGCTTCTCCCTCAGCGTTCCACTCTTTGCTAATACCTATTTGCTGTCTGAACTGTAAATAGCGTCCGGGTTGTGGGTCGAACTCGCTCAACCAGCGGAGGGCGTCGTTAGCTTTGATATACAACGTGCTAGCGGAATAGCCAGAGAGTTGACAGCTAACCTTCTTCGTCTGCCTATCTGCTATCATTCCATCAAAGATCGGCTTCCACGCAGCCGCGTTCTCAGGAGTGAACGATGGACGATGCTTCGCTATAGTCCCTTTCGGTCTGCGGGTGTTAGCTAGCACCGGCGCTGCCACACTAATCGCTTCGAGAGGGGGATTATCGTTGGGCATAAACGCTATCGAGAGAGTTGGTGTTTATTGGCATAGCAAAAATTAAAGAGTGACAACAGTAGGGCTTCATACCTTGCGACTCGGCTCAATCCCCGATATGTTGCATACTTAGTAACCATCTCTATGCTCACTAGTGAATCACTTGGCATAGATACTCTCCTGTTCTGCGGTCGCTTCGGCGTCGGGGCTAGCACGCCGGATACTGGTTCTAACAACAACCACGCGAAGGCTATTGCTGATTCCGATTTTATCATCTACTGTTGTCACAAAATTATTCCCACAGTCCAACAACTAGGCTCTAGGTACGACTGGCAGAACTACACTAAACGAGCCGTCACACACATTGTCAGTTAGCGATGATGCTGTGGGAGCCATCATATGTTTGAAATGTTTAGTGTAGGAAAGAGAAAGTCCTCACCACTACTCCCAACTCTACGTTGCTTTCGTGGTGAGGTTCCACAACCTTCCTCTATTGAAATTGAAGGATAACGATAGAGGCGTTGTGTTGATTGTTGCGATTACGTAGTCGCAGTAGTCGCCTGTGCCGCAGCCGCAGCAGCTTCTCCCTGCGCCATTTCTGTCATTACCTTCTGCATCTTGAGCAGCAAGGCAACACCCTCTTGTATCTTCGCCGGGTCTTTTGACTCCATCAGCTCGCGAGCTTGCTTGAACATCTGATTGGGCGAGAGTTCGCGCACGTCTGGACGCCAGCTAGCAGCTTCGTCCTGAGTGTAGAGGATGCCGTCTTTGAACTTCGCTAGTAACGTCTGTTGCAGTTGGATACCAGCAGCGACATTCTTAGTATCGAACTTTTCGGGGACGTTATCATTCTTCACCTTCGTCCTGATACGAGCAGCGCCGACACTGGCCATCACTCCCATAATCGCTTCTTTGCCGAGCCGAGTTACCATAGTGTCGAAGTCGGAATACACAGGAGAGTAGAACTTGAAGTTCTTGAGTGGGCCTTCGGAGATTTCGTTAAGCTCGAAGGTGATGGGAGCACCATTGGTAGCAGCGGGTGCTGCGGTAGTTGTAGTAGCAGCAGTGCCTCCACTATCTGCAACTGTGGGGTCAAGGAGGATGTTTCGATTATTATTCATATTGCCTTTTTACTAACTGTTCTATTGTTTGGTTTAGAGGAGTAACTATTACTCCCGAATCGAGTTGAGGTTAAGCAGGAATCGTGCCAACCCCGGAGAGATAGGACGAGGATTGAGATGTAGCTATTACTTTCGCTTCTTGGTTGTGGTTCCTTTCTGCTGTTTCTTATAGATAAAAGTACTCCACGCCTTCCACATCACCGCTGCTCGTTCGCCAGTATAGGTGATGGAGTGATTCGCGGAGAGTTGGAAGATGACACACTCTTTCCAGACATCAACTAGTCGTAGTCTTATACCACGTTCTAGTTCTGTCTCGCCGGGGTAGTCTGGATGAGGATAGGCTAGCTTGTTAGGGTAAATCAACTCCCTCCTAATAGTATTGAATCCACCCGGACCTTTTAACTTGCTCTGCTGCCCATACTGGTTCACCCAATAGTGGGTGCCGTGTTGGACATGACTAAAGTTTAGTAGACTGGTGTTGTTTGGTATTTTCATTTTCTTTTCTGTAGTTTAGAATTTGGTTAAGCTCATCAATGAACATGCGACCTTTATCACACTTGGCACACAAGAAGTAATGCCGAACTTTGTTGGTAGGATTTATTCCTACAGATTCTATGGCGCTTCTTTCAACTTCGTATCCATTTAGTTCGCGTTTAGCATCTACCAAATCTTGTTCCACTTCACTAGTCGGTATGTGATTAACTTTGTTTATCTGTTCTACTGTTAGTGTCATTGTATATCCTCCACCGTTATCGCCTCTACCCCTAACACTTCGATGCGGAGCGCAAGGTTAAGGAGTTGCCGCACATTACCCGGCAACACTTTTTCTGGCGGGACAGTCTTAACTAGCTCTAGTATTCTAGTATAAGCAACACTATTAACTAGTAGTTTGCAGTCATCCATTTTCTCGCGGAGAGGCTTCACTTTCAATTCAAATACTGATAGCCTCTGATACAAGTCTAGTCTAAAAGTAGGAGGGTCTAACTTAGACATGGCTTTCAAGTCTTTATGTGTTGCAGCCACAATGCGACACAATAATTGTTCATCCGTATTACCACCAACCTTGCGAAAGGTTCTATTGTTAATTGTGCGTAATAGCTTTACTTGCAAATCGGCAGGCATATCACCTACCTCGTCTAGAAAAAGTGTGCCTCCTTCGGCTTGTTTGATAAGGCCATTACGTTCTCTCTCTGCTCCTGTGAAAGCACCTCTAGTATGGCCGAATAGTTCACTCTCGAATAATAGTGGACTGACAGCACACACATTGACGCCGACTAGTTGACCTCTACGTTCTCCATGTAGTATGTTAGCGAGCAGTTCTTTACCTACTCCACTGTCGCCTAAGATAAGAACAGGCTCTTCTCTAGGGGCTAGTTTAATAGTTTGCTCCTTCACTTTGATAGTGTCAGCGTCGTTAGTCTTGAACGCTCTCGCTGCCTTCCACGCTGCTATTCGCCAAGGGTTGATGATGCCGGAGGCTACTGCGCCGGACATGAGAGCTACACTAGGTGACTTCTCCTTCTCTAGTAGTGTGGCCCATATCTCGGCTTGTTGCTCAATAGTGAGTTCGCTAGTGGAGGGTGCTATTTTTTGTTCACTCATATTAGTATCTCGCTTGCATCTTAACGTGTTCCATTGCTGTTGCTTCTATCATGTCGAGGCCGGACTTGACGGTGCGGCAGTAGGTCATCCAGTATTCCGGCTCCTTCTCCATAGGATGCAACACTAACAGTTCGTTAATAATTGCATCTACTCTTGTTGCATCTCTGTATGCTTCTGCTCTTTTTGTCAGTATTGATTTCATTCTATGTTGTTCTTTCTCTTGTTACTACTAACTAAGCCTGTATCACATCCGTCGTCGCCCACTCCCGTAGGAGTCGCCGGAACTCGGCTAGCATCCTAGTGGGGTCATCTTGGTTCAATGACGAAATCCAGATGGGGTTGAGGTTGGAGTCGAAAGGTAGGGTTACGGTGGAATGGGATAGCATGATAGGTATGCCATAACAACCATAGTTTTCAAATCCTAGTTGTTTACGCTCTTCTGTAGGATACATTTCTTCTATAACAAGACCTAGTCTTCGACACATATAAGAAGAGCATAATGCTATGGCTAACTTGTTAGTGTCGAATAACTCTCCAAACTCCTTCACCTTAATATATGTAACACACCTCATACCACTACCTTCACATGGTGATACTGTATAGACTTCTGTTGAATATCCACATTGTTCCATATGCTCTATCATCAGATAGGTATAAGCTCCGCGATAGAAGAATGCGTTTTCGTCCATGTCTGAGTTATTACGAATGTTACAATAGATACTCTGCACCTTATTGCCTCGCTTCGTATCTCCACCATCTATCGGCACTTGTTCCGCGATAAACGTCTCCGGCGTCGCACCACTTAGATGCGCGGCAACGTCTATCACTCCACCCGCTATCTGATGACGTAGCTCCGGCTTATACTCTGTAACTGGCATCACACAGTCGAATAGGTCTGGGGGTAGTGTGCGTTGTAGCTCGCGTATCTTAGCGATACCTACTGGCCAGCCGTCGTGACAATAACGCAGAGCTTGTTGTAGAGAAGCGCCGGCCCAATCGTCATACTCGGAGTATAGTGACAAGTAGCTACGTGGCTCCGTTCGCTCTCCGTGTTCCACTTGATCTACGAACTCCGACCATGAGTGGAATATATGGGTATATTGTGAGGGAGTGGAGTAGTGTTGGCCTTTCATATCGGACACTCTCCTATCTCTTTTAACTTACTGCCTTCGCTTATTACTAGTCCAGTATCTTCGCTGTCGTGACTCGGCTCCTGATTCCCCACATCCTTATGCTTCTTCCACACATGCGGCGCTTTCACCCTATCCACTTCTTCCTTCTTCAACCCCTTATACACGCTCTTCTGTAAGCATTTGTTCACACTCCACTTCTGGTTGCAGATGAGCATCTTAGCGACGTTGATGATGTTGCGGGTGGAGATAATGATACGTATGTTCTGCTTCTCGGCGTTGACTCGCATAGCAGAGAACATATCTAGTAGTGTTCGCATGTGTTCTAGCTTCCAACCACCCGCATCTTTGTAGCTCATATACAACCGTTGTAAGAGTGCCCACTCGAACGCTTCGTCATAGTTCCACTCTTGGAACTGGAACTCGTTGAGTAACGCTGCGTCTTGAGCACACCTACCTACATATTCGCGTGTAGCTCCGGTGCCCCACGTATTCATAGTAGCGATCACTACTACTTGCGGATTCACTTCCTGCATACCATAGGGCATCATTATCCTTCCGGTGTTTAGCGCCTTGAGTATCATAATGACGTTCTCGTTAGCATTGTCCATCTCGTCTACTATTATCATAGCGGGAGTGGAGAAGTGAGTAGTGGGTATCTTACCGCCATTACTGTTGTCGTAAACCTGACCTAGTATCGCATCTGTCCATGCTCCTTTACGATAGTGGCCACCAGCATCCATGAACCCAATGAGATCATGGGGTGCTATGATACGAGTCATTTGCTTGATACACACGAGTTGTCGTGGTATCTTGAGTGCGTCGGCACACTGGAAAGCGCCGAGCGTCTTTCCGCCTCCTGATGGTCCCACTGCTGCACACCAACAACCACTTTGGACTATACCGATAACTTCGGGAACACTAGCATGAACAGCATCGGGTAGTTCAGTGATAGTTGGTGGAGTGGAGCGCCGGTCTTCGATGATTAGCCGAGAGGCTTGTAGTGTGTCTAGCTTAGCTTTGAGTGTGTCCTCTATCTCCTTCTTAACACTCTCTAGGCTATCACTTAGTTCCGCACGCAACTCTCCGGCGGAGGGTATCTTCTCCTTCACTTGCGCTAGGACTCTATCTACTAAATCCTTACACATTAGTTCGTATGGGTCGTTCATATTTCTAGTTTGTGGTTCATCTTTGTGTTGTTCTTTCGGCTTTGTATCCTTTCCGGTTTGTCTCCTAAGCCATCGTTCGGCTTCTTCTAGATAGTTCTCTCGTATTTGGAGTGGTTCTGGGTTAGCAGTTTCATACTCCAAACTAGCATGTAGAACTTCCTTTCTGCCGTTTGCTTTGAAGCAGATAGTATCATTTGAATATTGACAGCCACCATTCCAACCATAGAAAACAGCTAAGTCTTGGAGTTTGAAGAATGTATCCTTATCCACTCCAAGAAAGGCCACTCCAGTAGTATTGTATTTGTCTTCAATCTTATCCTCGTCTATCCATAATCCTCCAACAGAAGGCATATCTTTAGTCTTCTCTTTAGTAGTTGGTTGTGGTTGTTCTCCTTTTCCATCCGTTATCCACTTGATAAACTCGGCGCAGTGATTGCTATAGACTGTAGTACGATTAACGTCATAAGTTGTATCATCAGCACTATGATTTATTACTAAACTACTACTATAAACTATAATGCTTTTGTGTGGTGACTCGTAAAGTTTTTGTCCATAATACCAGCAATAGCCGTATCTAAACGCTAATAGCTGCAACTCCCTACTAGTCTCCACTGTCAATCCGCGAGCTACGAAGTCGGTGGAGGGCATAACTACTCCTTTACTCGCCAAGGTTCTAGTGCTGCTTCAATGCGATCAGCTAACGATAAGCTGACATTGTATAGTTTAGCTCGTTCGATTGTAATAGCTGGTAGAGCATCCCTTGCTTCTAGCAATAGTTTAGCTTGCTCTATCACTATCTTCTCTAACTCTTCATGTGTTAAGTCTGCTATTTTCATATCGGTGTTGTTCTATTCTTGGTTTTCTAGTCCCTCTCCGGTGATTCCTTCCTCCGAATCATCTATTCCATTATCAGTATCACCCTTATGTGCGTCTGTCTCCACAATCTCCGCTATCTTATCACTCTCTTCGCGGTCTATGTCATCGCCAGCGGAACGCTCGAACAGAGTGGAGAACTGTTCCTTCGCGGTAACTGACTTCGAGATACACTTCACTTTACGCTCTAACACTGGCATCACCTTTTGTGTCTCGATAGTGTCTGCGAACAAGAGCATATCTTGAGTAGTCGGGGACAAGCTAGTAAGGCGGTGCCCACGTCCTAGGAACTGTACTAGGTCTATCGCGCTCCAAGGTAGCGGTATTACTACATGCCTAGGCTTGGTGCTAGCACGGTCGTGGTGTAGTGAGATGCCTACTCCGCCGGAAGTAGTAGTGACGACGATGTAGTCACTCTTACCTTGCTGGAAATTATCCACAGCTAGCTGGCGTGCCTTCTCTGTCTGTCCGCCTACGATAAACGAGATACGTTCCTTCGGCACTCCTAATACCTTAACTAGGTGTGTCCATATTCCGCGAGCAGTATCTATGAAGTTGACGCCGAAGATTACTTGCTTACCACTCTGCGTTACTGCTTCGTAACCTCGCTCTGCTAACTGGGCGTAACGTAGGAATTCCGCTTTTTGCCGGAACTTTTGCATCGCCACGAGTATCGCCATGCTGCCATGCTCCGTGTTCTTGTTAGCTTTACGTAGCTCTTCGAGATACTCTAGGTAAGCGTTCTCGTATTGTGTGCGCTGTTCACTAGTCTTGAACTGAATGACTTTGCACTTCGTTGACGACGGGTATTTGAAACGAACGCCCTTCAACTCTACTATCCACGGCTCTAACGATTCGCGCAACCGCTCGACACTACTAGGACTGTATTCGTCTGGATGCTTAGGAGACGCGATAGAGTGGGTGATAGCTTCCACGTTCTTATAGTTAGCGGGGAAGTAATAGTATGGCTTGGGAGTTGCGGCTGTTCGTATTAGCGAGCATCGTGCATCACTAACTCGCTGCCACGGTGTTGCGGAAGCGCCGAGCCACTTCACGGAGCTAGGACAAGCACACATTACGCTAGTAATCATTGCTCCACGATTCTTCAACTTCTGTATCTCGTCACACTTCACGATAGCTGGCAGGAAAGAGTGTTTCCATACTGGTTTAATCACTGGTTGACCGTTCTCGATAGTAGTAACATATTCGAGGAACAAGTCGGTGCCTAGCTTAGCTTTTAGTTCGCCGTAGGACATTACTAGACATAGGTGGAAGATACCACACTCCTTTAGGACGCGGTTAGTTTGTATCTTCACTGACTTAGGACAGAGCCATAGGACGGGGAAGGGAGTGATACTGCCAGCGGGCAATACTAGCTTACCCTCATCCACCATACGGCGAATAGCTAGTGCGGCGATATACATTTTGCCGAGACCCGTGCTACCACGTAATACGACACCTTGATAGTTCGTGTTACCATACAACTTATCCACTATCTCCTCTACTGCCCGTTGTTGCCAGTCTATTAGCTGGACACTAGGGAGGATAGGTATGGTGGGAGCGATGGGGATAGTAGGTAGTGTGAGGGTGTCGAGCATACTACTCCTTCGCCGGAAACTTCACTGTTCTAGGGTCAACTCGGAAGTATATTCCCTCTTTAGTTTCCTTACCACAATCGCAGCATTGTTCAGTATTAGGTTCTATTAGTTTGATAGGAGTTTGTCCGCCGGAGCGTTTGTTGTAGCATTCTTCACATATAGGCTGTGTCCACTTCATATTAGTCCTTTCCTTTGCAGGTATTTTCTTTGTTGAAAGCGTACTAACCTACTTTCTGTTGCTGTTGCATCTGCCACATCGCCTCAATCGTAGCTTGTGGCAATCCTTTAACCATCTGTGTTGCTAGTAGGGGATTGATACCCTGATTGCAGAAACCAGCTACTACTGCATCCGCTTTACTCTGCCAAGCAGCTTGTAGCTCCGCAATACGCTCGTTAATAGCGCGGCGTTTGTTTTGGGAGCTATCCCAGTCGCGCTTGTGCCATAGCCTATATAGGCCAGCGTTTAATTGTGGCAATAGTGAGCCATCACTAGAGACAGCTTCCGAGCTATTCTCTATCTCGCACACTTGCCGATAGTCGGGATGCTCCCGCACTATCCGTTCGCGGTCTAGCTCGTTTATAGTGGCCCAGTCACGGTGACGGACTACTAGGTCGAGATACTCAGTTAGTGTTAGTGTCATATCTAGCCTTTCTTTGGAGTAAGTAGATACTACTGTGGGTTATTCGTTACTGTCGTCACCGTTTGCCGGAGTTACGTCCACACCATTTACTAGTATAGACAATCCGGGATAGGTAGTGCCATCAGCGCGAGTCTTATTAACTTGCGTGAATCTGGCATGAGGCTGAAAGATAGAATTGAAGCAGTTATTGAACGCCGCATTGTTGCGACAACGCAATCGAACATGCTTGCACAACTTCACTAGTGTCCAAAGCTGTTGGGCGCTAAGAGTAGCGCCGAAGTCTCGTTCTATGTTTGCTTTAAGTGTGCTAGGTGTTGTCATATATTACCTTGCTAATACTGTTAGTTAGTGTTGCTATTCGTTTTGACCGTCCCG